CTGCCTTTAACAGGCTTTTGTCTTGTTTTTTTCTTCTTTTCTTTTACTTCTTGTTCGTAATTATCTATATTAGCGAATAACTTTTCATTTTGTTTACCCATTATTCCTTTTCCCATTTATTTCTATCGCTCGCTATTCTTTCTATTGTTGCTAACTTATTCTCTAAGTTGTGTACGTCGCTTTCCAACTCTTTGATTCTATCATAGTGACCACAATCATATTGAGCGTCTTGTACTTTCAACTTATACTCATGCTCCCACTTAGACACATAAACACCTTCGGCTACAAAGTTAGCATGCTTGATGTAATAGTTTTTAAGACAATAGGCTATTAAGTATTCTAATCTATCTATTTCGTTAGGTATTAGCACACAAGCTTTGGTGGTATACATGTTGTATTTACCCGTTAGTAAGCTTTCGCCTTTCTTATCACACCACTTGTATTCTGGATAGTATTGTGGCTCGCTTTGACATCTTTTGTTTAACTGATAGTTACTATAACCACTATTTTGATTACGTACGTAACCTGTAGTAAAACTTGCTACTTCAATGAAACTACCGTTTTTCCACTTGTTTTTGATCGGTAATCGCCATACTCTTGTATCATTATTCTTTTGTCTTTGTGTACTAACATCTTTGATGCCTAGTAATTCCATTTGTTTACATACTTCTACGTATCTTTCGTGTTTATTCATATTATCTATATTTACTACTGTGGGTTAAAGCTTTGACTGTTGTAAAGCTATCTATTTTACTTTGTACTTCGTCTATCATTTGTAACCAATATTCTCTAGTTATTATCGGCCTTTGACTAGCATCTGTCATTTTGTCGTGATCTTTATTCATTTCTCTTGTGAAAGTGTCTACCATTTCGTCTAGCACTATCCTATCTTGTATATTAAATTTCATATTATTCTTGTTGTCTTAGTATTTCTTCGCACTCGCATAACACCATGTCATCGATCTGCTCTTCAGTATATATACCGAGTTCAGCTACCATCTCCCATGGACTCATGATTTAGCCATTTTATCGAAAAGGTATGTGAAGCCTTTGTAGTTGAACCATTCGCTTACGCCTTCTTTCTCGTTAAACTCGATACAACCGAAGTTTTGAGGTAGATCACATACTTTGTATGGTTTGTAAATCAGTTGACCAAGCTGTATGTAGTCGTTGTTTAAATGTTTTATTGTATTCATGTTAATATTATCTTTTGGTTATCGTATTTAGTTTGTAATTGGCTTGCTGTTTTGGTGTTCCATCCACTCTACATCTTTTAGTCGATGTCCTTTAAATGCTATGTACTCTTCAGCATGTTTATTGATTGCTACTCGGTATTGGTATACCCTACTTGTTTCGTAATCTAATACGGTGATCCATTTCTTATTCATATACTATTTATTATTTATTATGTTTAACGCTCCTTTTGTCCAACCAGCTTTAAAAGCCTCTCCCTTCTCGTTAAGTATATGTTTTTCTATTACTTTACGTATTTCTGCTTTGATCAGGCTATTGTGTATCCAGTGATCTAGTTTTTGATCTATTTCTTCCATTGTTTATGTTTCTTTTTTCTTGTGTATACTTTTTTACTAACAAACACACGAGTGTGGGTGCATTTTACACCGGTTTCAAGATCTACTCGTCTCCTTACACCTCGCTTTTGTTTATTAGTAAGCTTCATTATCCTAACATTGTGCCATAACCTCTACGTTGAGTCAGCTTAGCTATCTTTCTTGCATCACTACTTGACATAATCTGGATAGAATTACCCGTTTTATGGTTAATTAGTGGAGCACAGCCATACGCTTCTACTGTGGAGCAGTCGACACATACTTGATGGCCAAGTTGAACTCTTTGTATTGGTATTATTTCGTCACACTTACATCTTGTTGAGTTGAAAAACTCATATTCTTCTTCGTTTCTGTACATATTGTTTGTTTTTATACATATATTATCCAACTTTTATCGTATTTATATCGTATTAGTTGTCTATATACTCACTTAATAAGTGTCTTGCCATCATAGCAGTTATCGCTGCTAAAACTATCCACGCTCCCATTAGTCTAGTGATGGTTCTTTACCATTCGCTATGTCTATTTCTATACATTGTGCGATCGCTTTATCCATTAAACTTGGTGTATTATACACTTCATGCGCCCATATATCACAAGCGAGTTGTTCATACTTACTTAATACTGTGTTATCTAGTGATCGTTCGTAACCAAGGTGGAACTTTTGATTATACTTATCTACTACTGTTATGCTGTAGTGAGTGTTGTTCTCGTACTTGTCTATTATTATCTTTCTACTCATTATAAATTATTGTCTATTCTTGTCATGTCTTCACCTATACTAAATAGTTTGTAAGAGTCAGCCATCATATCTCGATTTCGCGCTTGTAATTTCACCATTTCGTTGATATAGTACATACCTTTATCTTGTTGTAAGTAACCATAGTACATGTCCATTCTCACTGCATCTATCAAGTCGAGTATTTGGTACTCAAATGACATGAAGTCTTTCTTCTGCTTGTTATATTCTTGGCTATTTGTTTGACCATAGCTACTGATCGCAATTGCTAGTGCTGCTACACTTAATGTTATTTTCTTCATATTTATTTAATTATTAGTCTGTATTTACTGTAATCATAGTTTATATCGTACTCTAATCTATTGTCACACTTATCTTTCATTTTGTTTAGTACATACTCGATCGGTTTTACTTGATGAGTACTGAACTGACTGAATCCACCATCGCCATCGCGAGTGATCGTCACTGTACCTTGTCCTTTACGACCTTCATACTTGTCAAATCTTACTACTATCGTGCGTTCTGGCGGACTTTGTTTACCGTGTGGTATACTTAGCCACATTCTCTTTAACTCTTCTCTAGACACGCTCATATTAATACTTTGTTATGCCATTTTTGGCTATTAAATCACCAAGGAAACTATCCATCTCTCTCTCTGCTTCTATTAACTCGAGTAGTATCATTCCGCCCGGCTTTTCTGCTGGTCGTTGTGTATACTTCGGACCTTGCTGGAATAGCTTAGTTGTTTCGTGTAGCTCTGCGCCACTCATATTCTTAGCGAATATATCATTTTCTTTTACTTTGAACATATTTTTACTTTTTGTTTGTATCGGAATTCACCCATAATTATTTATTTAGTTGTAGTATGAGAATCGAACTCACCTGCCTACCATAACTACATACTCATTCGTATTATTTAGAGTCGCTAAACAAGTGGAACTACGACTATACTTTTGAGTGTATATTACTATACTAACTCTAGATTTCTACACACTAATGGTATGTTATTAGTAGCAGTATACGACTTGTACTTAATCCAGCATGGTAGAGTTTCTAACTTTGACTTCATAATATCATATACTTTATCATGATTATACTTTACTTCTACTCCTTTTTTGTTAGTGAAACTGAATACTACATTCTTTCCAATTAACGACTTTCTTACTACAAATCTCTTAGTTTTAAGTTCTTCAACTTTGTTTTCATTCTTCATATTTAATTATTTATTTATTTATACTTATATTATCTTTAACTATTCGTACTTACATTGTAAAAGTACTACTATTGTTTATGTGCTATACGATCGACTACACCCCTTGCCCGCGACTTCACTGTTCATGATAGTTGCTAATGATTGTGACATTGTGTTCTTAACGTTCTCTTGTTACATTTATATTATCATTATTGACTCGTATTTACATTGTTTAATTCTTTATTTAGTAACTTGAAATGTTAAACTGTTTGTTTGTTTCTTGTTACATATATATTATCAATGATCAGTCGTATTAGTATTGTAAAATAAATGTTAAATGTTAAATACAAAGCAAAAACGAATACAAATGGATAATATTAACATAGAAAGTGGCTAGGCCGGCCAAATAAGTTGACTTTTACTAGGGGGTGGTGGCCAGTATAGGGGGGAGCAGCATAACATCTCTATATTTTTAACAAATTTTTTTTGGGACATTAGCCTATTAACAAGGTATAGTAAGAGGCTAGTGTCACACTTTGTAAATAACCTATTTACTATGTAATAATATATTAGTATATTAACTCAATAATAAATATCATGGCATTTAAGATGAAAGGACCTTCTTTATATGGAAGTCCAATGAAACAAGTAAAAACAAGTAACTTCGGACCACGTGCTGCAAAGGGTGATGACGACCAAAGTAGAGAATTAGCTAAATCTCGTTATGAGATGGGCGAATACAAGGTTGATCCTACTAAACCTAATACTAATGAGTATGACGATAAAGCATTAGATAAGAAAGAAGATGCTGAAGGAAAAGGTAACGGTAGTAACCGTAAGGTTATGAAAGATGGTGCTGTTAACAAGACGCAAGCTGCAAAGATTGCTAAGAATAAAGCTGACTTCGCTAAGAAGACTCCTGCTGAAAAGAAAGCTCTACAAGATGCTGCTAACGATAAAGCAGATAAATTCCATAAAAGAGGTAAGTATGCTCCAAAACCAAAGAAAGGTGAAGATCAGTACAAGGATGTTAAATTCGCTGGTGATGACGGAATGGACAAAAACTAAGCGATATGCCAAAGGATAAGAAAATTAACACATCGGAAGGTATTGCTCGCGTCAAGCCTGTAAAAAACCTAGGTACTAATGAAGCAGGTAAGAAAGTACAGGCATTTACAGTAAAGAAGGAAGACGGAGCTACTGTAACTAATAGGTTTGAAGACGGAGAGCAGACCGATCAATCATACAATCCTAAGAAAATGAGGGTTAAGAAGATGAGGAAGCAGAAAGTGAAGAAAGGTAAGCTTATTAAGGCTAAAAAAGCTCCTTCTTATACTGCTCCAGCTGTTACTTTAGATAAAAAGACACAAGCTATATCCGATGCTCGTGATAAGAAGAAGAATAGATCCATCGGCAGAAAAATTGTTGACAAAATAAAAAAGATTAAGTTGCCTAAGTTGAAAAAAGGCAGGAAAGTAAGAAGAACCCGTAACTTAGTTACTGGTAAAATGAATAAAACTCAAGGATAATGGCAAACACAGGATATAGTGCGATAAAACAGGTTGCTAGTGCGTATTGGTACAAGATAAACGGTAAAAATACTACTAAAGCAGCTTACAATGCTTATAAGAATAAACCAGGAGGTGATGAAGGTGGTAAATCCACTAATGATCCCGATGCTAATGGTAATAAAGCGAAGATTAAGAAAGATAGATCAAATAACGCTGCATCGAAAAAATCTACTGCATTAACTAAAGCTCAAACAACAGCTAAAGGAGGAGTTTCTCCACCTTTTAAGCAAAAAGTAAATGGCAAGCCACTTCCAAAGGGTTATACTAAAAAAGATAAGAAGTTTTTAGATAAACAAAAAGAAGATGTAGTTAGACGTGAAGATTTAGATGCAAAAGGTAAAGCAATTTATGATGCTAACTTAGCTAAAGCTGCTGCTAAAAAAAAAACTAAAAAATCTCCGTTAGAGTTTGGTTGGAAAGATGCTCTTGACGCTGGACAAATCGCTTTAACAGCTGCTGGAACAATTCCAGGTGTAGGTATTATAGCTGATGGAGTGAATACTGCTGTTTCTGGAGGAAGAGCTGCTTACGCTGGAGCTACTGGTGACAAGAAAGGAGTAAAAGAGCACACTACGAATATGGCATTAAACGCTGCGATGATGATACCTGTTGTTGGACAAGGAGTTGCTGGTACTAAATTAGCTTACGCTGCAGGAAAACAAGCGCTAAAAACAGGTGGGAAGAAGCTAGCTTCAAAAGTAACTCAAGGTGTAGTAAAGAAAACAGCGAAAACCGGAATAAAGAAAGGTACTGACTATGTAAGCAAACCGAAAGAGGTAAAGAATAAAAAGAAATATGCTGAGAACTATAAAGCTAAAAGTAATAAATCTATAGCATAACACGTAATAATAATAATATAACAAAACAATTATGGCATACAAGATGAAAGGTCCATCACTATACAACTCAGGGTTTGGAGTGAAAGGAGCAATAAAAAATCAAAAGACTGGATACGATGGACAAGCTGATGGTAGAGCAACGTCATCTCCTTTTCAACAAAGAGTAACAAAAGGCGGTGAAGGTGCAGATGAAAACAAGATTTTTGATAAAAGTGGCAAGCATGTAGGTGATTATGTAAATGGTAAGAAAGTAATGCACACGAAAGCTCAGCATGCTAAAATAGAGAAAAAGAAATAATCATGGGATATAAAATGAAACAAGGTAACCGCAAGAACAATACATGTTCTGATCCTTCTCCAATGAAAGGTTTTTTTGGTGGACTAGCAAAGAAGATAGGTGGAGCTGCAAAAGGAGCTTTAATGGGTAAAGATGGTAAGTTTGGCATCGGTGACGTTGGTAGATTAGCATTGGGACCTATGGGTGCTGTAGCTGGAGCAACTGGTTTGTTCCACAAAGGATCTCCTCATAAAATGTGTGGTTGTGGTAAGAAAAAGTGTAACTGTAAGTAATGAGTTACAAAATGAAAGGACCATCTCTTTACCGAGAAGTTAATGGGTATAGAAAAGGACATACTCCGTCCGCATCTAAAGTTATAGATTCTAATAAGATTACTATGACAGAGGAGAATGGTGCTCCATTAGAAAAAGGAACAATAAAAGGAACCGGTACTACTACTGGTAACACAAAGATAATGAAACCAGGTAACGAATATACTTTTCCTGGAGATAAAAAAGTAAAGGAAACCCCTTTATTAAAAACATGTAACTGTTGGAAAGGACATAGCAGAGTTCCTGGAACTAAGCCGTGCGCACCTGGCAGTTGTGAAAAAGACTAATTATGGCATTTAAAATGAAAGGTAGTAACTTCTACGGGTCACCATTAAAGCAAAGCGTAACATTAGAGAAGAATAGAGAAAAAGGAAAGTACTCTAAAACTGGTAGGTCAGAAACTCCAGGACCAGTTGTTGGCAGTGTTTTTGACACAGATACAAACGCAGCTAAAACAAGTAGAAAAACCGGGCCTGTTGAAAGCCCCGAGACTATAAAGAATAATAGAGCTAACGTCACTAAGACGGAGAATGAAAAAGGAGTTTTTAGCAAGGAGTCATCCGCAGCAAGCAGAAAACTACGAGATTCTACTGATTATAAAAAAAGATAGGGATACACCCTACACCAAGTCAATAACCTAAAACCAAGAAATAATGACTTATTTGTACTACAAGACCAGCACTCACACTGTTGGCAACCAAAAACCGAGTAAAGAAACTATTAACCAATTAGAACATCTCGCCAATAAAGCAAACTGGAGGATTGTTCAGTTACCCAACGGTTTCTACCAAACAGAAGTATTACGACCCAACACAGATGACGAGTGGGGAGACGTAACACGAAGAGAAACCATTGAAGGCGCGGAAGCAGCTATAGATGGAAGTATCGAACACTTCTCTAAAAGATTAGAGGCAACAAGTGGTCCAAAGGTTATAAAGACCTTCTAGTAATCAATTAAATTAAATTAAATAAAATATGGAGTACAACTTGCCTAGCGAGTTAATCAAAGAATTGAACTTTGGTGACGACGCTAAACGTAAAATTAAGGCTGGAGTAGATAAGCTAGCCGAAGCAGTAAAATCAACCCTTGGTGCATCAGGTAAATGTGTAATATACGAAGATGCCAGAGGAAACCCGGTCATAACAAAAGACGGAGTAACCGTAGCTAATAGCGTAGTCTTACACGACCCGGTTGAAAACTTAGGGGCAACTCTAATAAAAGAAGCTGCAAGCAAAACAGTAAGCGAAGCAGGAGATGGTACCACAACGGCTACCGTCCTTGCTCAAGCTTTACTGAAAGAGGTTTATAGTGCTGATACTAAGAAAACTTCAATAAGAGAAATAAAAGAAGGTATTAACGATGCTTTAGTAAAGATCAACAAATATTTAGATAAGTCTGCTGTCAAGATCGAGGGCGATATGCTGAGATCTGTAAGTTCTATTAGTTGCAACAACGATAAAGAACTTGGAGAGATTATAGCAGAGGCTTACGAAACAGTTGGTAAAAATGGTATCGTACTAATGGAGTCATCTGAAACAGATGAGACGTATGTAGACATTGTAGAAGGAGTTCAAATTGAATCTGGATTAACTTCTCACTATTTTGTTACTGATAAAGAAAAAAACAAAGCTGAGTTAGAAAATCCATTAGTTTTAATAGTATCTAGTGAAATACCTAATGTACGTAGAATACAAAACATACTTGAGTATGTAATTAAGAAAGGAAGAGCATTATTAATAGTAGCACCAGTTTCACAGCAAGTCAAAACGGCTTTGATGATGAATAAAGCCAAAGGTAATATAAAGGTTAATATAGTTGACTTACCAGGCTTTGGTCCTACTAAAAGAGATGCTACTGAAGATCTAGCAATACTAACAGGAGCAACTGTTATAAATGAAGAGTTAGGAGATGATTTAGACCTTATAAGCGAAGATAGCTTAGGTGAAGCTGAATTCTCTGTTACAGATGAAAAAACAACAGTTATAACAACTATAGATGAAATACAGGATAACCTTGAGGAAAGAATCACACTCGTTGAAAAACTTATCTCGAAGGAGAAAAATGGTTTCATTAAGAAAAAGCTGGAACAGAGATTGTCTATGTTATCTGGTCGTGTTGGAATCGTCAAAGTGGGTGCGGATTCTAAGGTCGAGCTAAAAGAAAAACGAGATAGAGTTGAAGATGCTATATATGCAACAAAAGCAGCTTTAAAAGAAGGTATAGTCTCAGGTGGAGGAGTTGCACTATTAAACGCTGCACAAGAGAATAAACCTAAAAATCTAGGTGAAGAGCTATTATACAAGGCTATTACTTCTCCTTTCCATACAATACTACACAATGCTGGTATACACATAATGGAAGGTACGGTTGATCATGAGGGAATGGGAGTAGATGCTATTAGTGGTAAACGAATCAATATGATTAAAGAAGGAGTTATTGATCCAGTACTAGTAACTAAGTCAGCACTTAAGAATGCAGTAAGTGTTGTATCGACAATTATCTCTGCAGATTGTGTAATTTCAAACGCAAGAGAGATATGAAAGCAATAGGAAACTACATACTAGTAGAAAAACTTTCTGAGAAGACTAAGGAAGTTAATGGATTATTACTAACAGAGAAAACAGACGTAGACAATAGATACGCTAGAGCTAAGATATTATCCACTGGTGATAAAGTCAAAGTGTTGAAGGAAGGTGATATCATTCATTATGACAAACATGCTGGTAATGGTGTTGATTTTAAAGAAAAGATATACTACGTTATAAGAGACGAAAACGTTGTACTGATAGAGTGCGAATAACAGCTCAGGATGTAAGAGAGATGAATCTCTTGAAGTATTACAGGTTAGTAAGAAAATGGGCTTGTAAGACTTATAACATCACAGACGCTGAATTAGAACTACTGATATACTTAGACTGTAAAGGCCGATTTACCCGACAAGACTTTATAGATGGAGTATACACTATGAGTTGGGATAAGAACAGATGGGAGAAACTTAGAAGAAGTGATTGGATAGAAGTTTGGCGACATCGAAACCGAACAACTATAAAGTACTCAGTTTTTAAAACTTCTTTTAAGTGTTCTCAACTCATTAGCAGGATTTACAGGATACTATTAGGAGAAGAAGATCTACCCACTTCAGAGAGAAGTGTGTTTTACAATAACAAATCATATACGGATAAAGTTTACAATAAAGCTATAGAAGATATGATAAAAGACAAAGACAGATAATATGGCATTTAAAATGACATCCCCGTTTAAACAATCAACAAAAAGAACTAACTCTAAAGTGATAAGTGAAGATACTGAATTAAGTATCGCCGCAAAGAAAACCGCTTTGGATATTGGAAAGAACGGTAATAACGGTAAGAAGAGGAGTGACTATACTAAAGCTGAGCTAGCGTTAATAAGAAACAAAAAGTATCAGGAAAAGCTGAATAAGGAGTTAGAAGCTGAGATGAAGAGAAACCCTGATACAACTGGTCAGTAATGGGATTTAAACTAGGAAGAGAATCAAGAGGTATTAAGAACTCTGAACAAACACCTATATTTAGAAAAAAACTAGACAAAGGTATATTAGGTGAAGCTAATAATGATGGAAGTATATTTATCAGTAAAGACATAAAACCTGGTAGCAAGCAAGAAAGAGAAGTAATAGCACATGAAGGTAAGCACGCTAAGGATATGTCTTCTGGAAAACTGGGTTACGGCGATGATCACGTAAGGTATAACGGTAAGTCATACCACAGAGAGAATGGTAAGATAAAGTACAATGGAAAGTGGATAGACGAAGGAAGTAAAGATTTTCCTTGGGAGAAAGCTGCTTATAAAGAATCAGATAAAAAGAAATAAACTATGGCATATAAAATGAAAGGAAGTCACTTTGATTTCAACTCTAAAAACCAAGGATTAAACAAAGCTAAAGCAAAGGCTAGAACATACGTTGCTGACAAAGTATCTAAAAAGAAAGATGCTAGCCTTATGGAGAAAGGAAAAGAATTAAACGAGGCTTCTAAAGAGATTAATAAATATACAGATTATTAAAAAGAGTTAAACAAAAAAATAAACTATGGCGTATAAAATGAAAGGATCGAGTTTTTACAGCTCACCAATGAAACAATCACAAGCGAGTAAAGCAAGTAAGGTAAAGGCTAGAAATACCTCTGGAGATAATGATCTTAAAAACAACAATGTACAAAACATTTCAGCTGTACAAAAAGATAAAAAAGGAAACAGCTTTGTAACATCATTAACAGATCATGAATCTTACTCTGGAGATTCTGATAACCCAGTTACAACATCAAGAAAAACTTTTAAGGGTAATGATTATGACGTGGATAGAACCGCACCAAGAGATACTTTTATGGTTAGTAACAATTATCCAAAAGGTCTTTTAATTGATGAAACTCAACTAGAAGAAGGTGATGCGCAAAAACAGAAAACTAAAGTTCCTTCTTGGCAAAAGTATCAGTTAGATGATTTAAAGAAAGAAAAACAAGCAAAATTGAAAAAGAAAAAGAAATAAACTATGGCATTTAAGATGAAAGGATCGAGCCTCTACAGCTCACCACTACCACAAAAAGAAGAATACACTCCCCCAGTTTTTGATAACAAGAGAGATGAGTTAAAAAGCTTGAGAAAGGCAAAAAGAGGGGTAATAAAGCAAATGAAGAACGAGAGGAACCAAAATATTGAGGTTTCAAAAGTGATGGATTATAAGGAGGGGAAAAAAGAAGCTAGGGATAAATATAAGAGTGAAAAGAAGGAATTCAAAGCTAAAGCTAGGGAAGTGAAAAGAGAAGTTAAAGCAAAATATAAGAAATAAATAATACTATGGCATTTAAAATGAAAGGTATGAAGAGCTTTGGGGAAGGAACTCCATTGTTTCAAAAGAATAAAGGTAAAAATTACGAGTCATCAAAAGGTGATCAACAAGGTCCAATACCAGAGCAAAACATTAAGAGTGATAATGATGATGTTTGGGTGTACGGTAGAGGTTATAATGGTGATAACCCTAAAGATGGTATAAAGGAAATGGAAAACGATAGAAAAACTATAAACGACAACAATAGACCACCAAAAAAGCGTGCTGGTGCTGGAGATAGGTTTGTTGAAATGGAGAGAATTGGTGATTTAGAAGACAGAAAATCTTTTGTTAACGAAGAGTCGAATCGTACGGGGAAAAAAGAAACTAAAACGCAAAAGCAAAAAAAAGCAGATCTCGAGCGTGAAGCTGAGATAATGAGAGATAGAAGTAAAAACAAAGCTGGGAAAAAAAGTTACTACAATAATTAAATGAGTATATTAACAAAAATACTATCTGGTGGGGCAACCGAGCTCATAAAGAGTGTTGGTGGCGTCATAGACAACTTGCATACTTCAAAAGAAGAGAAGCTAGAAGCCGAAGCTAAGATCAAAGATCTTATGATGGGTTATGAGGCTGATATGCAGAAGCAAGTAACAGAGAGATGGAAAATGGACATGAATTCAGATTCATGGTTAAGTAAGAATATAAGACCATTAGTTTTAGTTTTTCTAGTTGTATCAACTGTATTCTTGATTTTTATCGATGCAGGTGTTATCTCTTTTAAAGTTGAGGACAAATGGACAGATCTTTTACAATTAGTATTAATAACAGTAATAGGAGCTTACTTCGGAGGTAGAAGTTTGGAGAAAGTTAAAAAATAAATATAAATGGCTAGAATTAGTACATACGCAATAGACCCGGTACTAGACCAACTAGACAAGCTTCATGGTACTGATGAGAATGGGGTAACAAGAAATTTCAAGATGGGTGGAGGTGGACCGGTTGCACCAGGTGGTGGAACTAGTAACACTTACATAACAAATGTAGCTAACACAACTGTAAACAACTCGGTTGTTAACTTTATAACAGAGGCTGATCCTAGGGCTTTAGCTTTTATTTATCACAATAATACCTTACATGGTAGTGGTAGTAATTATACTGGAGGAACTATAAATGTATCAAGTTCCGCTAACTCTTTAGCTTTTTCATCTGTAACAACACTAAAGATTAGTAAGTTTCCTTGGGCTACACATTTAAACAACCCTACACCAAACACAGCTCAAAACATATTAGCTGAATACACAGGTATGAAAGTTAAGTGGTCTTGGGTTAATGATCCAAACGTTTACGGTATATACACAGTAGCTAGTTTTGCTCAAGATAGTTCTAATACTAACTTCTATGATATGGCGCTTACGTATATATCTGGAAATGGATCGCTAACAGCACATCCGCTTCCAGATCTTTATATATTAGAGCCTTTTGGTGATGGTGGTGACAAGCACTATAGACATGTGGAAAACAATAGCTCTTCCACGTGGACTGTTAATCATAACCTAAACAAATACCCAGCCGTACAATGCGTTGTCGGTAGCACTATATTTATACCCAACGTGGAACACATATCCGTCAATCAATTAAAGATATATTTATCGGCCGATGGTAGTGGGGAAGCTTATTGCAACTAAACAAAACAATTAATAATAAACAAACAAAAACATGAAATTTCTTAATCACCTCGACCTGGTCGAAAACGAAGCAAGACGGTTAAAGATGTACCGTATCGCTGCTACTAGTTATACTCCAGGCATTACAACATCTGGTAATATAATTATGGACACCGGCAACAACATCCCTAAATGGTGGGATGGATCAGCTTGGCGAGATTTCTCATACAACACTACTGGTGGTGTAAACACACAGAATGCTTATGCTACTTCTGCTATAAGTTCAAGTGGTATAAAATTAAGACTATCTGGATCTGGTGCTGCAGGGAACACAACTGATGATGTTCAGTTCCTTGGAGCTGGAGGTGCAACCGTCTCACTAGGAAATGCTAGTCAAATAGTTATAACTACTACTGATACTAATACAACTTATGGTGCGCTTACTAACACTGCTCTTGGTTTAGCTAAAACAAGGTTTGCTGCTCTAAACAATGTAACGCCAGTAGCTTTGTCAGAGGTTGCTGCCCGAACTTACGGTGTACAAAAAAATAGCTCTGACCAATTAGTTGTTCAAGTGCCTTGGGTAGATACAACTACAAACACACAGAACGCATACGCTGTTTCCGCAGCTGATGGGTCAACTACTAGTAGAGAGAAAATTGTATTAACTGGTAGTGGAGCAGCTGGTTCAACAACTGATTTTGTTGAAATAGGAGCTGGAACTGGTCTTACTATAGCTAGAGCTGGTGATGTTATTACTTTAACAAATTCGGTTACAAATACAAACACAACATACACTGCTACGGTTGCTACAGGTATAACTTTATCTGGTACTACGTTCACTGTAAATACTTGGGGTCAAATATCACTCGCAACAAACGCGTCAACTGCTAGTGAGACTTCTGGTAAATGGTATAGAGTAGCAACGGACACTGCGGGTAAACTTGTTGTGAATGTACCTTGGGCTAACACTCAAACAGCTGACACAAATACACAGGCTACATATACTATACCTGTAACTGCTGGTGCAGGTAACACTGCTATTGTGACTCTTACTGGTGGTGGTGCTGCTTCAACTACAGAGACGTTAACATTTGCCGGTACAACAAACGAGGTAGCAGTTACAGAGAGTACTGGTAACAATGGTACTGTGACTATAGGTTTACCTGACGATGTAACAATTGGTAGTGATCTAACGGTGACAGACAACGCTCTTGTTAGTGGTAACTTAGTAGTTACTGGTAATCTAACTATCAACGGTACGTCAACAACAGTAAACACTGAAACAGTTACTATACAAGACAACATGATCTTGTTAAACTCTAACGCTGCATCAACGCCTAGTGAAAACGCTGGTATTGAAGTTGAAAGAGGTAACTCTGCAAATGTAAACATGCAGTGGATAGAATCTAGTGACACTTGGTATTTAACTGAGTCTGTTACAAATGCTAATGGTGGTAATTTAGTTTCTAAGAAAATAATCCAAAACTTATTCAGCACTGTTACTGGTAACTCTGGTACAGCTACAGCAAATGCCTCGGCAACAGCTCTAGCGGTTACCGGTGTAAATGGTATTACAACAGTTGCTGCAAATCAAGGAATACAAATAAGTGGTTCAGGTTTGTCTACGGGTACAGTGATGACTCTGTCAGCATCTTCAATTGGATCGGCTACAAACAAGCGAGCTAATGTAACGCATGCTCTAGCTACTAAAGATGTTGTAGTTAGAACTTACTTAATAGCTGGTGAAGGTGGTACTTTGGAAGAGATATACGCTAATGTTACAGTTATGTCTACAACAGTTGTTAAGCTTGAGTTCTCTGCACAACCAACTTCAAATGTGAGAGTTGTTATAACTGCTGTTAGAACTCCTATAGCTGGAACAAGTGTTGCATACGCATAGATAATAATAAATAAAATTTAATAGATGAAGTTTTTAAACGACATTGTATTGACAGGTGCGGGGGCTGATTTAACAGCTCCTGCTACTGTTACTTTTTCGGGTTTAGCCGCTACAACAGAAACAAATGCTGTGGTGATAAACAGTTCTGGTGTTCTTAGTAAAAGAACGCTTGGTAGCAATGCGTTTAATAGCACCGGTATACCAACTGGTAACGCTATAATAGATTGGACAGCTTCTGGCGCAGGTACTATTCATGCAAGTAACTATATTGAGAATGTTGTTCAAACAACAGTGTCAGGTAATGCTGGGACAGTAACTAATGGCGCTTACACTAATGCCAACCAAACGTTTAGCGGAAACAATACATTTAATAGCCCTATAATAGGAGATATTAAAATTAAAGATACTAGAAGTTCTGGTGATGTTACTCCAGCTAACTTTCCAACCACTAGTGCTTCATTTAGCTTTACTGATGATTTTGGAGGATTAGGTTCTTGGTACAGTGGTATAACAATGAAAGGCTGGTCGGGTAACTATGCTGCATGGCAACTTATCGCAGAAGCTGATTCTTCAGCCGGTGACAATGAGTTATACTTTAGAACAGGATCTGCTTCTACTTGGGGCACTATAAGGACTGTTGCAATGCTTGATGGCACTCAAACATTTACTGGAGCTAAAACATTTACAGGCACAGTTGCTATAACTGGTACTGGTAGAATAACCGGTATTGACACTGTGGACGCTAGTACAGATGCCGCAAGTAAAGCCTATGTTGATGGAGCTGTAATTGCAAATACTGATACACAAGACTTAAGTATATCAGGTCAAACGTTGTCATTAACAAACGGCGGATCGGTTACATTACCTGACACAAACACTGTTTATACCCACCCAACAAGCGCTGGTAACAAGCATGTACCAACAGGTGGAGCAAGTGGTCAGTTTTTAAAATACACATCAAGTGGAACGGCTGTCTGGGCAACACCTTCTTATACAACTAACACAAACACTACATACAGTACAGCAACGAGCTCTACATTAGGTTTAGTTAAAATAGGTTATACTGAGTCTGGTAAGAATTATCCAGTAGAATTATCTTCTGGAAAGATGTACGTAAACGTGCCTTGGGCTAACACTCAAAATAATGATGAAGAAGATGCTGCTGAAGGTACAAAGGGAGTAGTTGAACTAGCAACTAATGATGAAGTAATAGAAGGAACTGATTCAGGTAAAGCTACGACATCTAGAGGTGTCAAAGGTGCAATTGACGGTATTGCTGTTCCAATACTTGGTAACAAAACAATTGGTGGAGTAAAAACATTTTCTAGCACAATAGTTGGTAGTGTTAACGGTAACTCAGCAACAACATCCGAAAGAACTATAACTAGTGGTGAGATAAGCAATATATCAACCAACACAAGTAAAGTTGGTATAACAACAGGATCACAAACAATAGCTGGATCTAAAACTTTTAGCTCTCCAATAAAAGGGCAGGTGATAGGTATAGCTTCTCACTCAGGTTATATAAATAAAACAGCTGCTCAGTTTGCTTCTGATGGAACTGATAAAGTATACATCGGTAGTAATAACTACGGTTGGAATGATTCAAGAGATACTGCAACAAACTTAGTAGATGTCGATGCACCTGTTATAAATCAAAACGATCAGCATAACGGTATAATATGCCCGGTTAACCTTTCTCAAGTTTCGATAATGAGTCAAGTTAGAATGAATGCAGCTGACGGAACCATGCAAGTTAGGGTGTATAAAATGGCTAGAGCAACAGGTGTTAACACAAGTAACCTAGCTTTAACGCAAATAGCAACAGCATCTGTCTCAACCGTGAATGGTAGAATGACTACTCTTGATGCAACAGGATCAACAGCTGTATCAGCAGGTGATTTGATAATAGTAGGATTTGGTAAAACAAGTGGAGGTAATGGTCAAAAACCAAGAATTAATTTTACACTAACCGGAACAACAGTATAATATGGCAAGAAGAACAGTAAAAACAATGGCAGCCAAAATGGCTGAATCAGGTAAAACAGCTGGTAAAAACGTATTAGATGATACTGACTTATCTGACGACCCTATAATAAGCGCTATACAATCACTTAGAGCATCTGTTGATGATTTGCAGCATAATGATAACGATATGGGTATGGATGCTTTAAAAGCAGCTATAACAGCTAATACAAATAGAGGATCTGGAACTGATGGAAGTGATGGAGATAGAGGAGCAACTGGAGCTCGAGGGCCAACTGGAAACGCTGGTAGCAACGGGTCAAACGGTTCAAAAGGAGATACTGGAGATACTGGGTCAGCTGGAAGTAATGGTTCAAACGGAAATAATGGATCTGCCGGAGCGAGAGGAGCTACCGGAAGTGCTGGGGCAAGAGGAGCAACTGGAAGCGCTGGAGCAGCTGGATCACTAGCAATAACAGAAGGATACGCGGCAACACTAGCTGTAACCGAGAGCAGAGGTGCTTATACGCTAACAATTAATGTTACTGGCCCAAGAGGTTTCAGTAAAGGAGTGGCGTTATCCCTTAGATAAAGTAAAAACAAGGTAAAAACAAGTGATAGTATATATAGTACCTATTTTGGGTACTACAATTTTAATTAAATTTAATTATGGCAAAGAACAAGAAAGCAAAAATAGTAGACTTAGCACCAAAAGCAGAGTTTATAACGAAGGAAGAATTAACTGAATTGCAAGCGTTAGTAGGATCGCTTGATCAGCACTACAGGGAGATAGGTATCTTAGAGACTAGAAAACATGGATTCAATCACACAGTGAGAGAATTGCAAGAGAAAATGCAGGTTATGCAGGTTGCGTTAAAAGAAGTTTACGGTAACATAGATATTGATATCACTAACGGAGCAATTAAAGAAGCTAAGAGTGCAGAAGCTGATTCGTAAAATATCAATAGGCACAAACTATAAGAATGACGCTATGCACTATGCCGTGGGGCAAGAAGTGTATGGTGGTCATACTATATGTGATATAGTAGAAGAGGATAAAAAGTACTCTGTATTTATTAAGAAAAATAACGAGGTTATACCTTGGAAAGATTTTAATAAGAACATGGCTATATCTGTAGAATACAACCTCGAGTATAAATAATGAGAGGTCTTAATGGTTTTTTAATAGAACCAAAAGGAGAGAGGTACAATAACATAAAAAAAATAGGTGATAAGGAATTGATATTGAATGCTGAGATATCTAACTTTGAATTCTTAAATAGAGAAGGTATTGTAAAAGCTACGCCTCTTGCTTTTGAAACAGATATAAGAAAAGGAGATACTGTGATAGTACACCACAATGTATTTAGAAGGTGGTATAATATAAAGAAAGAAGAGAAGAATAGTTCTAGCTTTATAGATGAAGATAACTACATCGTTTACGAAGATCAAATCTTCGCATACAAAAGAAATGATGAGTGGAAAGCAATGGAAGGTTTTTGCTTTATAAAACCGCTAAAAGAAACAGGTATGCTTAATACTAATACGGAGAAGTTAATGGGAGTTGTAAAGCATACTGACGGGATTGTTGAAAAAAACAGTTTAGTTAGATTCAAACCAGTAGGTCAATATGAATTTATAGTCGATGGTGAAAGACTATACAGAGTCAAATCTAATTTAATAACACTTAAGTATGAATATCAAGGAGACGAAGAGGAGTATAATCCAAGCTGGGCATAAAGCAGTAGAAGAGTTAATCAAGGTAGCTAAAGAAGCTATTGTCACTGACTCTGAAGATGACTTAACGGCTGACAAGTTAAAAAATGCCGCAGCATCAAAGAAACTAGCTATATTCGATGCCTTTGAAATATTGAACAGGATACAAGAAGAGGAGAACTTACTTGAGGGCAAGATGCCTGATGAAAACGATACCAAAGCATTTAAGGGTTTCGCTGAAAGCAGATCTAAATAATGTATGATCAAGAATTATGTAAGGTAGTAACACCAATAAAACAGAACACTATTACTAGGATGAATCGCGGTAAGAAGTGGGATTATGGCTACAACAAAGAACACGATATTATTGTAATATCTAAAACTGGTGAGATAGGTGATATAGTAGAGATACAAAACTTGGTTATAGCTCTACCTAAGCAACCTAAGGATATATACAAGCACGAGGACAACAAGTGGGTCAAACAGGAGTATCCTAAGCAGCTTTCACGATTAAAGAATATATTTGATTGGAGAAGTTATCCGGATGACCAGAAGGATCAGTGGCACGATTATATAGACGAAGAGTTTAAAAGAAGAGACGAGGGGTTTTGGTTTATTAATGATGGGAAACCTACGTACTTAGTTGGGACACACTACATGTACTTGCAATGGAGTAAGATTGATGTTGGAGCACCAGACTTTAGAGAAGCAAATAGATTGTTCTTTATATTTTGGGAAGCTTGTAAGGCTGATAAGAGATGCTACGGTATGTGTTACCTTAAAAATAGAAGATCTGGATTTTCTTTTATGTCTTCAGCAGAAACAGTTAACTTAGCAACAGCAAAGAGTGATAGTAGATATGGTATACTATCTAAGTCGGGTGCGGATGCAAAGAAAATGTTTACAGACAAAGTGGTTCCTATTAGTGTAAATTACCCTTTCTTCTTTAAACCGATTCAAGATGGTATGGATCGACCAAAAACAGAACTAGCATTTAGAGTACCTGCTAGTAGGTTTACAAGAAAGAAAATAACTTCTGGTGAAAAGCTAGAGGATTTAGCTGGACTAGATACAACTATAGATTGGAAGAACACTGGTGATAACAGTTATGATGGTGAAAAACTAGCTTTACTAGTACATGATGAAAGTGGTAAATGGGAAAGACCTGATAATATTTTAAATAACTGGAGGGTTACAAAAACATGTTTACGATTAGGAAGTAGGATTATAGGTAAATGTATGATGGGATCAACCTCAAACGCATTAGATAAAGGTGGGAACAATTTTAAAAAATTATACAACTCCTCAGATGTCACAGAAAGAAATAGAAATGGCCAAACTAAGTCTGGTCTCTATTCTCTGTTTATCCCAATGGAATGGAACTATGAAGGATTTATTGACGAGTACGGAATTCCTGTATTTGACACACCTGATAGGGACATCCTCGATCCCCAAGGAGAGTTAATAGATGTAGGTGTTATTGATAATTGGCAGAATGAAGTTGATGGTTTAAAAGATGATCAAGATGCTTTGAACGAATTCTACCGTCAGTTTCCAAGAACAACAGAGCATGCGTTTAGAGATGAATCAAAAAATAGTATATTCAACTTAGTAAAACTTTATCAACAAATAGATTATAACGAAAGTCTAGGTAACACTATAGGTTTAACAAGAGGTAGTTTTCAGTGGGTCAATGGAGTTAAAGATAGTCAAGTTATATTTTACCCTAACCCACAAGGTAGATTTAATGTTAGTTGGGTTCCAAAGATGGAACTGCAAAATAGGCAGATAATCAAACAAGGAATAAGATATCCTGGTAACGAACACATGGGAGCTTTTGGTTGTGATAGTTACGATATATCAGGAACAGTAGATGGAGTAGGTTCTAAAGGAGCTTTACACGGTTTAACTAAGTTTAGTATGGAAGATGCACCACCAAGTCAGTTTTTCCTAGAGTACATAGCTAGACCACAAACAGCTGATATGTTTTTTGAAGATGTTTTAATGGCTTGTGTTTTTTATGGTATGCCATTATTATGTGAGAATAACAAACCTAGGTTATTGTATTACTTTAGAAGAAGAGGTTACAGAGGTTTCAGTATGAATAGACCAGACAAAACTTGGAACAAGTTATCTGTAACAGAAAAAGAAATAGGTGGAATACCTAATTCAAGTGAAGATATTAAGCAAGCACACGCTGCTGCAATTGAGATGTATATACAGGAAAAAGTAGGAGAAGTAACTGAGGGTAACTATGGTGATATGTATTTCATGGATACTTTAAACGATTGGAGCAAGTTTGATATTAATAGACGAACAAAGTTCGATGCAACAATAAGTTCTGGTTTAGCTATAATGGCTTGTAACAGACATCTATATGCTCCAAACGCTAAGGTAGAAAAGAAAGAAGTAAATATAAGTATCTCAAGGTATAACAATAAAGGATCAAATTCAACAATAATTAAACGATAATATGGCAGAGTCTGTACATAAAAATTTTCCTTCCCAAGTAGTTAGTGATTCTGAAAAGAGCTCTAAGGAGTATGGATTGAAGGTAGCTAAAGCTATAGAGCTGGAATGGTTCGATGGTCCTGCTCAAAGTAGAAGCTCTAACTCAGCAAGGAAGTTTCACAACCTTAGATTATATGCTAGGGGAGAACAATCAATACAAAAATATAAAGATGAGTTATCTATAAATGGTGATTTATCTTATCTTAATTTAGACTGGACGCCAGTTCCGATTATACCTAAGTTTGTGGATATAGTTGTTAATGGTATGGCTGGTAGAGGTTATGACATAAAATCATACTCACAAGATCAGTACGGAGTTTCTAAAAGAACAAAGTACATGGATAGTATGATAGCTGACATGCAAACAAAGGAGTTTAATGATACAGCTAAGCAAAACTTAAATGTAGACATGTATGAGAATGATCCTTCTGAGTTACCAGAAAATAAAGAAGAGTTAGAGTTACACATGCAATTAACTTACAAGCAAGCTGTTGAGGTTGCAAATGAAACCGCTATAAACACATTGCTCGATGGTTGCAAGTATGATTTAATAAGAAGAAGAGTATTAGAAGATCTAACCGTATTAGGTATAGGTGCTACAAAAACAAGTTTCAATTGGTCTGAAGGAGCAAAAGTAGAGTACGTTGACCCAGCAAACTTAGTTTATTCGTATACAGATTCTCCTTACTTTGAAGATATATACTACGTTGGTGAGGTTAAGTATATACCAATTAACGAGTTAGCTAAAGAGTTTCCACACCTTGATCAATACGCTTTAAAAGAAATAACAGGTAAGTACGCTAGTATGTATGCTGTACCTGGTTTTAATGGAGGTAACGATAAGAACAAAGTAGCTGTTATGTACTTTAACTATAAGACATACATGAATGATGTTTATAAAGTTAAGGCGACAAACTCTGGATCTGAAAGATCTATAAAGAGAGATGATACTTTCTTACCACCAACCGATGCTGCTGATTACAAAAGATTAGAAAAAACTACAGAGTGTTTATTTGAAGGAGCTATAGTATTAGGTACTAAGCATTTGATAAAGTGGCAGAAAGCTGAGAACATGATGAGAGAGAAGAGTGATATGACTAAGGTCAAGATGAATTACTCTATAGTTGCACCTAAGATGTATAATGGTAAAATAGAGTCGCTAGTTAGTAGAGTTACTTCTTTTGCTGATATGATACAGCTTACACACTTGAAGATACAGCAAGTATTGTCCAGAATGGTACCTGACGGTGTGTTTTTAGATGTAGATGGATTAGCTGAAGTTGATTTAGGTAACGGAACAAATTACAATGCTCAAGAAGCTTTAAACATGTTCTTTCAAACAGGTTCTGTTGTTGGTAGAAGTTACACTGGAGAAGGTGATCAAAATGCCGCTAAAATTCCTATTCAAGAAATTTCAAATGGAGCTGGAGTAGGTAATAAATTACAAGCACTTATAGGTAACTATAACTACTATCTACAGATGATTAGAGATGTAACTGGTCTTAACGAAGCTAGAGACGCTTCTACACCAGATTCTAGATCACTTGTAGGTATACAAAAACTAGCTGCAGCAAACTCAAATGTTGCAACTAGACATATATTAGATGCTGGTTTGTTCTTAACAGTAGAAGTTGCAGAGCAACTATCATTAAGAATATCTGATATAATAGAATACTCACCGACAAAAGAAGCTTTTATACAGCAAATCGGTGCTCACAACGTAGCTACACTAAAAGAGATGTCAGAGTTACATCTTTATGAATTTGGTATATTTATTGACTTAGCTCCAGATGAAGAGGAGAAAGCTATGCTAGAGCAAAACATACAAATGGCTATACAGCAAAAAGCTTTAGATGTTGATGACGCAATAGATGTTCGTCAGGTTAAGAACCTTAAAATGGCAAACCAACTACTTAAGTATAAGAAGAAAAAGAAGCTTGAGAGAGAACAAGCAATGCAACAACAAAATATTAAAGCTCAAGGAGAATCACAACAACAAACAGCACAAGCAGCAGCGCAAGCAGAGACTCAGAAAAACCAAGCTAAAATGGAGGGTGATATGCAAATGGAGGAAAAAAGAAACGGAATGAAGATTCAGTATATGAACGCAGAAGCTGAGATGAAAATAAAGTTAATGGATCATGAGTTTGAAATAAACATGAAGCTTAGAAACCTAGACAACGAGGCTGCTAAAGGAAAAGAATCTCAAAAGGACGATCGTAAAGACGATAGAGAGAAAATAAAAGCGTCTGAACAAAGCAATTTAATAGCACAGAAGAAAGATGTAAAAGAGCCCAAAAACTTTGAATCATCTGGTAACGACTCATTAGGAAATGGAATGGGAGTTTCTGGATTATCAAGTAACTAATTATTTAATATTATTTTATCATGGAAGAAAACAAAGAAGTAGCTGAAGAAGTTACACAAGATCCTGTAGAAGAAACTACAGAGCAAGAATCACCAATATCATACAATGAAGATGGTGACATTAAAATCGATATGTCAAAGATACCAGCAGAAGAACCGGTTGAAGAAGTAGTAGAGGAAACCGTAGAAGAACCAGTTGCTGAAGAACAAACAGTAGAAGAAGTAGTAGAAGAGTTTGTTGAGGATGAGGTTGTTGAAGAACAACCAAGTGACATAGTAGATATACCAGAGAATGTTCAAAAACTAATGGACTTCATGGAGGAAACTGGTGGAGACTTTAACGATTACGTAAAGCTAAACACAGACATCAAAGAAATGGATGATGCCGATGTAATGCAAGATTACTACAAGAAAACAAAACCGCATTTAGATGCAGAAGAAATTAACTTCCTTATGGAAGATCAATTCTCTTACGACGAAGATGTCGATGAAGAAAGAGATGTTAAAAGAAAAAAGTTAGCCTTAAAAGAGCAAGTTGCTGAGGCTAGAACTCACTTAGAAGAGTCAAAATCTAAATATTACGAAGAGATCAAAGCAGGTTCGAAGCTCACAACCGAGCAAAGAGATGCTATTGATTTCGCAAATAAGTATAACGTTCAGGAAGAAGAGAACACGAAGATGGTAGAGAATCAACAGTCTAAGTTTTTAAACAAAACTGAAAAAGTCTTTAATAAAGATTTTGATGGTTTTAAGTTTAAAGTCGGTGACAAGGAGATGAGCTACAATGTTCAGGACATTGAGAAGGTGAAAACTACACAGTTAGACATAAACAATTTTGTTGGGAAGTTCCTAGACAAAGATTCTGTTATGGAAGATGCTGCTGGTTATCACAAAGGATTGTTCACCGCTATGAACCCTGACGCAATAGCTAAGCATTTTTACGAACAAGGCAAATCTGATGCTATAAAGACATCAGTTGCTGAATCAAAGAATATCAACACATCTAGAGAGTCTCATAAAGTTTATGAAGGTGAAGGAGGTATGAAGTTTAAAGTTCTAGGAGAAAGTGGTAACGATATGAAGCTAAGAGTAAGAAAAAGAAAGTAAATAGATTACTTTCTATAATTTAAAACATATTTTTATATGGCAATTACATCTGTACCGGCTGCTGGAATAACACCAGCACCAACTAAACAGGCGTTGCAGGAGAACTATATTGACTTCGCTAACGCGGGAGCAAATAGTGCTAACTGGGCGCAACAATATTTACCAGATCTTATGGAAAAAGAAGCTGAGGTTTTTGGAAACAGAACTATCTCAGGATTTCTTTCACAAGTAGGAGCTGAAGAGTCTATGTCTGCTGATCAAGTGATTTGGTCAGAGCAAGGTAGATTACATTTATCTTACAAGACTGTTGCTTTAACTGCAGCTTCAAAAGTAGGAACACTTACTTTTACTGCATCAACTGATGCTGATGGAAAAGCAATGACTGGAGCTAATCACGGTGTTCGTGCTGGTGACATGATCTTAGTATCTGATGCTGATTCTACTACTAGATGTTACGTTACTGCTGTAGCTGCTTCTGGAGTTTGTACTATATTACGTTTTGACGACGCAAATATAGCTTCAGGAAATTTAGCTGCTGGTAATGTTTCGATTCTAGTATTTGGATCAAACTTTGCTAAAGGTTCTATAGGTAGAACTGGAGCTAACAAACCACAATTCACGTCTAGAACTAACAGACCAATTATCTTGAAAGATAAGTATGAAGTATCAGGATCTGATGCATCTGCTATTGGATGGGTTGAGGTTTCTGGTGAAGAAGGACAGAATGGTTACATGTGGTACTTAAAAGCTTCTGGTGATACTAAAGCTCGTTTCTCAGATTACTTAGAGATGTCAATGATGGAGTCAGAGAAAACAGTTGCTGCAGGTATCGTTATGCCAAGTGCTGCTGGTGGTGGTAAAGTTCAAGGTACTGAAGGTTTATGGGAAGCTCTAGAAACTAGAGGTAACATAACTAATGCTTTTGATGGAACTGGTGCTTTACTTGCTGAGTTCGACTTAATGTTAGCTGAACTAGATAAAAATGGTGCTATTGAAGAGAACATGATGTTCTTAGATAGAGGAGCGTCTTTACAAGTAGATGACATGTTAGCTGGTTTATCTGATGGTGCTCAAGGTGGTACTTCTTACGGTGTGTTTAACAACGAAGAGGACATGGCACTTAACTTAGGATTTACTGGTTTCAGAAGAGGTTCTTATGACTTTTACAAGTCTGACTTCAAATACCTTAATGATTCTTCTACAAGAGGTTTGATTAATGGTACTGATGCTGTTAATGCAATTCACGGAGTTATGATTCCTGCTGGAGTTTCTTCAGTATACGATCAAAACTTAGGGAAAAACCTTAAGAGACCATTCTTACACGTAAGATACAGAGCTTCTCAAATGGAAAGTAGAAAGTACAAAACTTGGACTACTGGTTCAGTTGGCGCTACTACTTCTGATTTAGATGCGATGGAAATGCACTTCTTATCTGAAAGATGTCTAGTTGTACAAGGAGCTAATAACTTCTTTTTACTAAAAGGTACTAACGCATAGTCGATAGCAACCTATAACTTTAAGAGGGGGAGGAAAACTCCTTCCCCTTTTTTTATTAACTTATATTATATTATATTATGGCAAAAAAACAAGCAAAAGCTTATGCAGGAGATCCTGGAGATGAGCATGTAGAAACAGTAGTGGTAAAAACTCCAGTTACGGAGGCACCACCGGTTAATGTGAGAACAGAACCAAAAAAAAGAATTATTAACGATTGGGAGATCAAAGACAGAACCTACGTTTTAGTAAGTGAGAGAAGACCTTTAAGCTTCATGATTGGAGTTAAAAACTTGAGATGGTTTGATGAGGTAGCTGGTTATGAAAGAGAAGTACAATACGCTGAAAATCAAAATACAGTTTTTGTAGATGAATTCAAAGGAGTTGTACGACCAGGTAGAGTTATTTTTAGAGCAGGTGTTTTACACGTGCCAAAGAATAAGGTTATCTTACAAAAAATCATGTCAATATATCACCCGCAAGCTGGAAAAACTTGGGATGAAGTAAAACCACAAGTTGAGGCTGCTGATGATTTAGAAATTATTAACTGGCAATTAGATGCGATGATAGCAGCTAGAAACATGGACATCAATATGGCAGAAGCTGTAATGAGAGTTGAGAATGGATCTAAAGTATCTAGCATGAGTTCTAAGGAGCTCAAAAGAGATTTGCTTATATTTGCAAAGTCTAAACCAGGATTGTTCTTAGAGTTGATGAATGATGAGAATATACACCTTAGAAATGTTGGTATAAAAGCTGTTGAGATGGGTATACTAGCTATATCTTCTGATCAAAGAACAGTAAACTACGCTTCTAATGGTAGAAGATTATTGAATGTTCCTTTTGAGGAGCATCCGTACTCAGCTTTAGCCGCTTGGTTTAAAACTGACGAAGGTATGGAAGCATTGATTTCTATTGAAAAACAAATGAAGTAAAAACCTTGTAGACGCGGTCGCTCTTCGGGGCGATCGTAAACTACAAAATAAATATATATATGGCATTAATAGTAGCAGGACAAACGACAATAAGTATAGATACAGTATATCAAAGAGTACTGGCTCTGGCTAATAAAGAACAAAGAGGCTACATTACACCACAAGAATTTAATCTACTGGCTAACCAAGCTCAGTTAGATATATTCGACGCTTACTTCTATGATCTAGCGACAATGACGCAGGTCAGTAAGAGAGTCGATAAGCAACAGTCACCAGGAGCTAACAACCCGTTAGAACCTGATTTTGGTGACGTAGTAAATATACTTAGAGAAAAAATAAGTATATACAAAGGTACTGATGTCGCTCTGACATACAGTGCTGCAAACGGGTCATTTTCAATGCCCGCTTTATCCTCAACAATTTATAGAACTGGTAGAATGTATTACTCGGGAACGGGTGGTTCTGGTATACCATTGAAACTCATGGAGTACTACGCTTTACCAGAGTTAAAAGAATTATATGTAGCTAGAAATGCCTCAAGATGGAGTTCTAATGATGCGGCTGAATACTATTATACGGAGAATACAGATGGAAGTTTTTCTTTATACAAAGAAGATACAGGTCAAACACCTTTAACTAGCGGTTTAAAAATAGAAGTTGTAGCAGAAGTACCTAGAGAAGTTAAATGGGGATATGTTGTTACTGGTGAAAAAGCACTTTACAATGTTAGTACATCTGTTGATTTTAACCTACATAGGTCGGAAGAAACTAACATAGTAATAAAAATATTAGAACTTGCTGGTATAACTATAAACAAACCAGGTCTAGTTACTCTAGCTTCAAATGAAGAAGCACAAAATATAAACCAAACAAAATAATAAGAAATGGCAGATAATCTAATAACATTAACACACGAGCAATACTATGAAGGTAAGGATGGTACTCAACTATCAGGTGACGATAGGCAGTACGGTAATTACCAATTCATAAAAGTTGGTGATGTTGTAAACGACATACTCGCTAATTATGGTGGTACTGGGATGATGTTAGATGGCATTAGACTTAGGAATATAAAGTACCATGCTAATAGAGCTTTGCAAGAATTAAGCTTTGATACATTTAGGTCTACTAGAAGTGTTGAGATTGAAATACCACCTTCACTAGTGATGGCATTGCCACACGACTACGTTGGGTACACTAAGGTTTCATGGAAAGATACTTATGGTATTGAGCATATTTTATACCCAGCATTGCTAACAAGTAACCCGAAGCCTTATAATCAAGATAGTAATTACTTCTTACAGTTCGATAGTAACAATAACACTACGCACGCAAGTGATTCTAACACTTGGTTTGATTATGCTCAAAACAACCCTAACTCAACACAGAATGGGGTTAATGTTGATGACAACGATGTTATACAAGCTTTTAACGGTGCTGTTTTTGGGGCTGATCCAAAGTCAATGAATGTTAATGGGTCATTTTATATAGACTATCACAAAGGAAGAATTCACTTTAGTAGTAATTGTGCAGGAAAAACTGTGACCTTTAAGTACATCAGCGATGGTGTGGCTTATCTAAATGACGGCGTTGAAAACGTTGGGGCTACAGCATCTGACCCTTGGCAAAATGAAATACATGTAGAAAAAGACTTTATAGTACATAAATTTGCTCAAGAAGCTTTGATTAAACACGTATTATATGGCTGTATGCAATCAAAAGCACAAGCAAACCCCAATATGGTTGCTTTATTAAAGAAGGAAAGATTTGCTGAGACTAGAAAAGCAAAGATAAGGTTATCAGAAATTAAGTTAGAAGAGATTACTCAGATAATGAGAGGTAAATCTAAATGGATTAAACACTAAAATAGAACATGGCAGAATTAAAAAGAAATTTCTCTGGAGGAAAGATGAACAAAGATATGGATGAGAGGGTTTTACCCGCTGGTCAGTATCGTGACGCCAATAATATTCAGATATCTACATCTGACGGATCCGACGTTGGTTCTTTACAGACATTGCTAGGTAATACAAACGTTACAGAAGACACTGTATATACTTTTATCGACCCAACTATATCTAAAGTCGTCGGGGTTAAAGCTTTGCCTGAAAAAGACAAAGTATATTTCATGGTATACAGTGGTAGTGATGTAGCTGCGGTTCCAGTTGGAACTCCTCAGAAAGATTACATAGTAGAATACAATACTAAAAAGAAAACAACTGACTTTGTGTTTGTAGACATACATACAGCAAAACACTCTGTTACAACAGCCTGTGCTGATGGTACTAAAGTTTTTAAAATAAAAGGTGGTGATCAAAGCTGGGCACACGGCATAAGAGTCGGTATGAATTTGAGTGGTAGTTTTACAGACTCTGGAAACACAATTGGTATATCTAGCACTTGGGACGTGAAAGTTACTAAAATAAGATACTACGCATCTGTTTGGTGGATTCACCATGATAACGCTAATGCTATACCTAGTTCTGTTGGAGATATTCTCACAGTATCTGCTCCAAGAGTTTTAAAATTCAACCCACACAACATTATTCATAGCATCGACATTCTTAATGACATGATGTTTTGGACTGATAATCAGAACGAGCCTAAAAAAATACACTTAGAAAGAAGCAAGAGAGGTACAGGTGGAGTTGGTGGTCCGCTTATTGGTAGAAATAAATTGTTTTATCACAATACAATGCCTGCTGGTGTTATGACTAACGCTACTTTTAGTGATGCTCTAAACACTGGACTGTTTCACACGAGATTAGTTAAGAGAGCAGAATCTACATCTACACAATTAGTTGTTGCTTTAAACAGAGTAAAAGATCAACCGGTATACGTTAAAGAAGACCATATAACGGTGATTAAAAAATCACCAACAAACGCGCTATCGCTGAAAATGTTCTCAACGAAAAGTGATAGGGTTAACGACGCTGGTGAGGAGAACGCTGTCTTTGGTGTCACTACAGCAATGAATTTTTATGATTCACAGTCTACGCCTGAAGTGCTAGTAGTTGGAGATGCTATCACGGTGGACTTTGTCACCGATATAGATCTTAGGGTTGGTGATGTACTCATGCTTACTAACGACCAAACAGTATCAGCACAGAGCTTTCCTTCTGACGAAGCGCTAGTGAGAGCAACTGTTGCTAGTCCGCTACCGCTACAAGTTGGCGCTAGTGGTCCACCAAATACTATTACTACAGGTACTTTTAACTTGATAATCAACTCTATTGATGGGTCAATAGCACGTGAAGACGTAGCATGGTCAGGTAGAGTTGAATTGCAAAAACCAATGTTTGAGTTTAAGTTTCCTAGGTTTTCTTATAGATGGAGATACCAGGATGGCGAATACTCAACTTTTGCGCCTTGGTCTGAAATAGCTTTTCTTCCTGGTGACTTCGATTACCTACCAAAAAAAGGTTTTAACCTAGCCATGTCAAATAGGTTGAGGTATTTGAAGTTAGAAAATTACTTCCCAGAGTGGGGTGCACTTCCAGAAGATGTCATAGAAGTTGACCTTCTCTATAAAGAAACAAATAAGTCTACTGTTTACACGGTTAAAACATTAAAACCTCTAGACGGTCATCCTATATGGCCAGACGGGAGTCTTGATGCCTATGCGAGAGGAGGATTTGAAATAAAATCAGAGTTAATCCACGCTGTAGTGCCTTCTAACCAATTATTAAGACCTTGGGACAACGTACCTAGGTTAGCTAAAACTCAAGTCATGACAGCCAATAGGTTGGTTTTTGGTAACTATGTTCAGAATTATAACATCGATGCTTCACTAATAATGAACTGTAAGCACAACTCTTACCCTATACCAGATTCGCAAATAGAGGACGAAGAAATGCCTAACAGGTCTGTTAAGTCCCTTAGAACATACCAAATTGGTGTTGTTTGGTCTGACAAGTACGGAAGAGAAACTCCGGTCATGGTACCTAGAGAGGGTGGTTCCGTGACAATCGACAAAAAGGATTGTGTCAATCAAAATTACTTAAACGCAAAGATAATAGAGTCTGTGCTTAGACCACCTTGGGCTGAGTTCGTTTCTTACTATGTTAAGGAAACATCTAATGAGTACTACAACTTAGCTATGGATCGTTTTTACGATGCTGAAGATGGTAACGTTTGGCTATCATTTCCATCTGCTGAAAGAAATAAAGTACAAGCAGACACTTATTTATACCTTAAAAAAGCTCATGATACAAACCTACCTGTTGTCGAGAAAGCAAGGTACCGAGTTGTGGCTATAGAGAACGATGCTCCTCTTTTTATAAAGAAGCTGAGAAAGAGTTTTGGTTTTGAAACTGTTGAATTTGCAACTTCTGGATTACCAGAGCCCGGTAGAAAGTACGTCAGAGTTAGAAAGACACACTTTGATAACGCCTTCCTCCAAACTAGGTCACCACAGGTTTTAGATAACTTACAAATACGAATAGGGGGTGTAAGTGGCTCAGAGACATATCTGTCAGAAATGTACGATGTAGCTGGTATAGCTTCACAAGGAACTTTCTTGAAATTAACCTTAAGTAAGCCTTTGGGTGAGGAGTTAGGTGCTATCTCGATATTAAGCCCTACTTTAGCTATGAAGCTGGAAGTGGTTCAAAACAAATTTGAAGACAAGCCTGAGTTTGACGGTAGGTTCTTTGTTAAAATACTAAAAGATTTGACTCTACAAAACGAGTTGATGGACTTAGCTGTGTCCAAGGTGTCTTACTCTGTTAAGGATACCATGCAGATGGGATATTTAGGTGGAAACGAAGGGCTGCAAGAAGGTGCTTGGACTGAATGGAGAGAATACCACAATGGTGGTGATCAGTACAGTACAAAGAATAGGTGGTTTATTGACAACGTTGATACTAGATCAACTACAGGACCTGCAAACTTTGCTACCGATGGTATAAATAGTGGGGGTATGTACAATTGGAACGGGAACAACGCTATTACTGGCCTTGAAAGTATTGGTTGCAAAGGGTTGATGGATATATCCTACTCTAATTGGAGTGCTGAAGACGGCATATCAAGCCAAGGTAGTAGGTTTACGACACCTTGGACTTACTTAAAAAATGTTGGTACCTTGTTTAGGTTCAAGCAAGATCCGGCGCAAATAGTATATAGAATAGAAGGCGTACACGGAAGGCTGGGCTCTAGGATGAGGTACGGTAGTGCTCCACTGAATATTGGTAACTTAGTATACTACAATGGCAACTCGGTCAATGAGTCGTCTAGTGCACCATTAATAGGTGGTAGTGGCGATTATAAATGGAATCATCGTGGATCTGGAGCAGATAGTGGTGATGATGATAACCAAAGGTATAGCTTCAGGATAGAAGTTGACAAGATGTTTGGTAGTAGTAGTAGTCATATTTTTGATGATACCCAGCACGTTGCTATGAATAGAGTGCATCCTCTTACCCTTGAAGAAGTACCAATATTAAATGGAGAGAGGTACGATGGAGGGATAGTTGGAGGTACAGTTACCTCAGGATCCTACAATATTGGCGACCCTCATAACTGGTGGCCAATGACAAGTAATAGTGGCGCTATTCTAAACACGGCCAACCAATTAGTAGATGGAACTGTATACGGTGAGCCAAATCATTGGAACTCTAGTACGTACGGGTGGCGACCGCCTAGGCATTACACAACCTATCCTAACCCTAACGGTGTTAACGATGGTAAGTTTGTACACCAACGAGGTGTAAACCAATACAACAACCACGATATAACTATAGAGTTTTTAGAGCCTATGATAAGCGTTGAAGATGGGGGTGGGGAAACTTTTAGTAGTACCAACCCAGCTATATGGGAAACAGAGCCAAAAGAAGACGTAGGTTTAGATATATATTACGAAGCTAGCGCTAAGATACCTTTAAACCCAGATCATACTCAAAACGAGTTGTTAATACCTATAGGGTCTAAATACGTTAGAGGCGGAGTTACTTATACTGTTAAATTTGTAAACTCTGTAACTAGCAAACCGTATCTAACAACAATAACTTTAGATATCAACCTAGCTATAGCTTTAGCTCATGATGCTTGGATATACGTAGAGAGACCTGATAAAACAAAACTAATATTATTTGTAAATAAAGTTGGTGGCGCTGCTTCTGGTCAAAAAAATATTCAACTAACAACAGGTGAAAACGCTATAGACCAAACAACAGGCGCGATATTTTCATCTGAAAGAGCTCCATGGCATAATCCAATGTTACTTGCTTGGTCTAATTGCTGGGCGTTTGGTAACGGTGTTGAGTCAGATAGAGTCAGAGACGACTACAACGCACCACAACTTGATAATGGAGTTAAAGCATCGACAACTCTAGCAACTCCTTATGAGGAAGAGCGAAGAAGTAGTGGTATGATATTCTCTGGAATATTTAATTCAACTAGTGGCGTTAACAATCTTAACCAATTCATACAAGCAGAACCTATAACGAAAGATATAAACCCTAGCTATGGAACGATACAGAGAATGCATGCTAGGAACACAAACACTTTGGTTTTCTGCGAAGATAAAGTATTAAACATATTAACAAACAAAGATGCACTTTACAATGCTGATGGTAATTCGAATGTAACATCGTCTAATAACGTCTTAGGAGCTCCAACTCCAATACCTGGTGATTATGGTATATCTACAAGTCCAGAGTCCCTAGCTGTTGCTCCTGGCGCTATGTACTGGTGTGATCCAATGAGAGGTAAAGTTTTAAAACTAGAGGGTAACTCTACAATAAAAGTGCTATCAGACGTTGGTATGAAGGATTACTTTAATGATACGTTGGTAGATGTGGCTGATGTCATAGGTACTTACGACGAAAAGAAAGCTGACTACAACATAAGTATTGGTAAAAAAGTAACATCATCACAAGTGTTTTCTACAAAAACAACTATAACATATAGTGAGGTAGTAAAGGGTTGGGTTGCATTTAAGTCATTTGAACCTGAAATGGGTGTTAGTCTTAACAATGAGTACTATACCTTTAAAAATGGGCAAATGTGGCAACACCATGTTTCAGAGTCAATTGCATACAGCCCAGCTGCCGTAGCACCTAATAATTTTTATGGAGTACAATATTATCCTGATGTAACTTTAATATTCAACGAGCAACATAGCTCTGTTAAAAGTTTTAACTTAATAAACTATGAGGGAACTCAATCTAGGATAACAGCTCACTTAACAGATCCAGACTACTACAACTTAACAGCAAAAACCGGTTGGTATGTAGACAACATGTTTACTGACCTTCAGGAGATTGGCCAACTAGAGTTTAAGTCAAAAGAAGGCAAGTGGTTTAGTACAGTTAAGGGAATAGCAACAGACTTAGCAAACTTAGATGAAAGAGAATTCTCAGTGCAAGGTTTAGGTGTTGCTTCTAGTAACACAACTGGAACACCTGTTACACAAAGTAAGTTAACAGTTTCACCGGGAACACAGAGCAATAGTGGTACTAATTGGGATACTAGTGCTGATAGTGTTGACTGGAACTTCACGGGTACTTTAACGCAAGTGATATCAAGTGGTACAGCTTACCCAGCTGGATACAAAGACGCTATATTGCACAACATAACATTTAACCAAAGTGGAGCGTTAGTTTACTCAGGCTTAGATTTAGATGCGGCAACTTTTACCGTGCCCGGTGGAACAGCTTCAACAACTGGTACTGGTAATGCAACGGTTTACGTTCACACTGCTGCTGGTGGTTGGAACGCTGATTCTGGTATAACTAAAGTTGAATTTACTAACGTCGGTATTGCTGGTGACCCTGGTAATACAGTTAGAGCTAGAATATACTATAGTGCTTTTACAGCTCCTTCAACAGCTGTTAATTTATTTGTAGACATAGACCACGGTGGATCTACTTCTTCTGGAGGTAATATATATAGAAATGCTTGCGTAAAAGTTCACTATAACCAAACGGCTAATGCTAATGGTAGAACCGTAACAGTAGCTCAAACCGATATAGCGGGTATAACGGAAACAAACATAGATCAATTTGACCCCAACGGACACGCACAAAAGTCTAATGAACACGAGGCTACGAATGGGGTTTTACAAGGCCAAACAACAAAAATGGCTGAATACACGATAACAGCTGGGAATGCAGAGTACCTAATACCACAAACTGCTGGTAAGGGTGTTAAAACTCAATACCACACTCATAGCAGCGCTTCCCCTTGGCAATCATACTTCAGTTACGTTATAACTAACACAAACCACACATCAACAAATAATACTAATAAAATTAAGAAAACAGTTGTTGAGGTGTTTTACACGCCTCCAGTTGGAGTTTTAGGTTTAGATCCTGATCCAGTTAGCGGCGAGGGTGATTGGTGTACTTTTATGCATTGTGTGGAATTGACCTGGTTGGCTAGACCGATAACGACATCTACTAACAACACGTCAACATTAAACTCTATGGGTTTTACAAGCTTAAACGTTAGTGGTAACCAGAACATCTTAAATATGAGTAGCACTTCCGCTGGTAATGTTGGGCTTGTATTGAGAAGTGGATCTTCATACTACACTCTACCATCAGCTGGCGTTAGAGGTTATGCTGGCGCTGGGAGCTGGAGCGAAGGTGGCTCAGCCGTAGTCAATGTAGTTGCTTTGCCTGTCTCGTTATCTCAATCAATAGATATTACACTTCCTAATGCAACCACCGCTAATACTGCGTTTAGCATGTATGCACAGGCTACAACTGGGGCTGGTACAAATTTAGCTTTAGGTGCTAATGCACCCACATCCGAATCACCTGTAACCTTCAACCAACAGGCTTTTACTAACAGCACTATAACCAACACTGCTCTAGCGAATACAACTAGAATACCAACCGCAACAACTGGCTTCTCAACTACATTAGGGTCTAGCGGTATAAATTTAATCAAAAATATATCAGTTATATATACAGCTGGTGAGGGTAAAACTATAGCTATAAACAGACAGCCAAACGATAGTGATTTTACTGGTGGTAATAAAAACGTTGTAAGCATAACTGCTACAGCGTCTGGAGCAAACGTAGTTAGAGTATCAAAAGCAGATAGAGTTGGGTTAACAACTGGAATGACAATTGAAAGTGATAATACTAATGTAACGATACAAAACACTATACCTCTAGCCGCAAATAACGACAGCTTGGTATTCAGTGCATCTGACTACGCTTTGGTGGGTATTGGAACCAGCGTCAGTGGTGGTACCGTACAAGCTAGTACGTTGGTTAGTGCCAAGAGAGTTGTAAATGGTGCTTACTTAGTAGATTTATCTAAAACAATGGCTAGTCCACCAGCAGCTGGAACCACGTTTACTTTTAGTGGTGTTATGGTTTCTGGATCTACTATAACAGGTATTAGTGATTCTTCTACTTATTCGAATCTAACCATATCCAACAACGTTATAGCTATTATACCAACCGGTAGCACTTTTGAAATTACAAACGGTTGGGGCATAACCTCTAACTTAAATGTTGTTATGCTAGAAACAGTCAGCGCTTCATCTTCTGCTGAAGTAACAACTGTGGACAATAAAAAAGCCCACCTAACAGGTACCGTGAGTTTATTTTCTTCTGGAACAGCAGCGGCAAACTTTGTAATAACACCTAACTTTTTAACAGTATCTTAATATGCCAACAACACTAACATTTACAGATCCATTAAACGTGTCTTGCCAGGTAGGTGACACAGCTTACTACGTACCAGTAGCAACATCTGGTGGTTTTACTACGGCTGCTCATTCTGCTATAGTGGAGATAGGTATAATAACCATTATATCTGGATTGGTGATAACAGTAACCAACAACTTAGTTGCATCCGTTCCTAGTGGTGCGTTTATATTGTTCAGTAAAGATAACAAAGCAAACCTAAGCAGTGTGCTAGGTTATTACGCAGAGATTAAGATAGCCAATGATAGTGATAGTTATGCTGAGATGTTTAATATAAGCATGGATATCTTCGAAAGTAGTAAATAACTGCAAAAAAGTGTGATTATTTAGTTATAATTAAATTAAATATGAATAAAGATATAAATTTATCTTCACAAAAGAAAATCTTAGATTTTCAATCGATGTTAGTTGATAATGCAGATGAAATTAGTGTTGTTACTCATCAAGACTCATTGTTATTTCCACTGAAACATACTTTTGCGGATGGGATATACGTTAGACAGATGAGCATGAATGCAGATACGGTTGTGGTTGGAGCTATACATAAACATCTACATGTATGGTTTCTTTTAACTGGCAACATCTCTGTTGTAACGGAAGATGGTTTAGAAGATTACGTAGCACCATGTTACGTAGTAGCAACTCCAGGAACCAAGAGAGTTATATACGCTAACGAAGATAGTATATTTGTCAATATACATAAAAACCCTACAAACTCACAAGACATAGAATTTTTAGAAAAAGAGATTGTAGCTAAAGACTTTAAAGAATATGAAGAATACATTAACAAAAATAAATAAGATATGAGTTTTTTAATAGCAGGAGCTGTTGTTGGTATTGGAGCTGGTGTGGCTAAAGCTATATCTGGTGGTAAGCAGAAGAAGGCAGCTAAAGCAGCAGAGAAAAAGGCAAAGGCGGAGATGCAAAAACAAAAAGATGCTTTTTCAAAGCTTGACACTAGCAACCCTTACGCTAACATGGAGAATAAGATGGACAACCTAACCGTTAACCAGGGTGAGGCTGACTTCATGAAAGAACAACAACAACAATCACAAGCAAATGTAATGCAGCAAATGAAAGGAGCTGCTGGTGGATCTGGTATTGCAGCTTTAGCTCAAACTATGGCTAACCAAGGCTCTATGGATGCTCAGAAATCTGCTATATCAATTGGTAAGCAAGAGCAAGGTAATCAAATGGCTGAAAGACAGGCTGCTGATCAATTGCAAAACAAGAAAGCATCAGGTGAAGTTATGTCTAGAGATATGGAGAGAAACAAAGTTTCTACTCTTTTAGGTATGTCACAATCAGATGTAGCTGCTCAAGGAGAGAAAGTTGCTGCTGCTGACTCTAAAATGTGGTCTGGAATAACTGGAGCTGCTGGAGCTGCTGCAGGTGGTTTAGGTAATATGAATAAAGCTGGTATGTTTGGGTCAAAACCGCTTACCGAGACCGAGGTCGATCCTAGTGCTATCACAATGAAAGGTTCACCATTAAAACAAGCTGATCAAAACTTAGTACAAGGAGCGTATGCTGCCGCTGGTGGTGGGAGGCAAAAACAAGACGGAATGGCTCAAGGTATGGACGACTTGATGAAGATCACTAGTGAAATGGGTGCTGACATGGCTAAAAATAGACAAGAGGCTGGTAAGAAAGGAGATGATTTAGCTCAAGGAATATTAGACACTGGTGGTGCATTGGGTACTAGTTGGTTAGATGCTACAAGAGGAGAAGTCGAGGGAATGCACGGTGATTACAAAACCGCTGCAGCCTTTAACAGAAAAGGTAAGAAAGCTAAGGGCATGCAAGACTTAAATACTTTGTCTGCAGAAATTGCTTCTTTAAAAGATTTAAACACGCAGATAGCAGAGTGGCAAGGTCCACCTGGAGAAAAAAGTGATTGGAGTAACTCTTTGAATGCAGAAGACCAAGGCATTATTAGTGCTTTTATGGATAACAACTCAAATAAAAGAATTGCGATGGTAGATGGTAACAGAGTGTTTGAAGTTGAAACACCACAAGGTTGGATGACTTCAAAAGACATAGAAAAACTAGCTACAGATAACAAGCAAGATTACACTAACATGGTTGGTATTAGGGATCAAATTATAAAAGCTAAAGAATCAGGTGCTAATAGAAGCAAGGGAGGTCCACAAAACGCCTCTGACTTTGATAAGACTAAAACCGTGGCAAAGATGGATAACACGCTTAAAAATGCTAATTTAAACTCTATGATGCATGATGATGTTTTAGAAAATGGCAAGCCATTTATAGATGCTATTAAAAAGAACCCAGAGATAACCGGTATGACTTATGAGTCTCTTGGATTAATGGAGGAAGATATTGTTGCTAAGGTTGATACTGGTGATGGTAAAGGAGGAGGACCAGATGGAATAATACAAGATAACGAAAAGAAAACTTTATTAGAGTTGGGTCACACAGATATGATAGTTGATGCGTTAACAAACCCTAAGAATGAACTATATAACGAGGAAACAACTAGAGGTTTGATGGCTAACTATTTCACCCTTAGTATAGAAAAAAATTATAATGACGGCTACGAGTCAAATGCTGTTAGTTTACCGCCAGTTGAGGTATACATTAACTCAGTAGATAAATAAATAAAATACAATATGGCTAGTATCCAAGAAGTTATAAAGCAAATGCATAGTGCTGGTGAGTCACACGAAAGAATCACAGCCGTTATAGATGCTTATAAAAAAAATAAAGCTAAAGACGCTGAGGCTCAAGATCAAGCTAAGAGAATAGCTAGTTACTTGAAGCCAACTCCAGCTCCTAAAGTTATACCAAAAGAGGAGAAGGTTATCGAAGAAGTTAAAGGTGTGGAGAAAAAAGAAACTAAAGAGAAAGAGCAAGAGCAAAGCTTGGTGGACCAACCACCAACAGCAGTTGCTGAGAGCACATCTGTTAAGCCTAATACAAATACCCCAGTAGTAACAGAAACACTTGAAGAGGCAGATAAACGTTACGAGAAAGAGCAAGAGAGAGTGGGACATATAACTCTCGATCAATTGAATGACACTTCCGATGTCAGTGTTTTTGGTGATAAAGAAACTGGTTTTATAGCCAACTTAGAGAAGTCTTACAAAAATGACAAACTAAAGTTTGAGATTAAAAACGAATGGGGTACTAACGATACTATAGTTGTTACAGATGAGTTTGGAAGAAAGCATGAAATAAACCCAGGTAGCAACACGGGTGATGACAAGATGATGACTAATCTACATAAGTGGGTTGACAAAGGTAGGGAGATGAACAGTTCTCTAGAGGGTGAAGAACCACTTACAAATGCTGAAGTAGACGAGGTTGCAATGAGTTTACCAACTTACAATAACTCAACAGCCACTGAAGGCACTGACACTAAGATTTTAAGTTTAGAAAAAGATATAGCTGCTTTACCGGTTATGTCTAATGCTCACATTGAAAAAACAGCAGAACTAGCTAACTATACTTACGACAAGCGAGACAATGAGTTTGATCAGACTAGTGTTAAGACTGCTAAAAAAGCTGACAAGTACAATGAAGAACTAAAGGGTAAGTTAGACCAACATGCTAGTTTCATGAAAAGCGAAGGTATAGAAGAAGGTTCTCCAGAGTGGAAAGATGGTTTAGATCGCGTTAGAAATCAATATAACACAGGTGTTGGCGCTGGAAACTTAAAAGATATAGAAGAATATCAAGGTATAACTGACAGTGAAGGTATACAAGAAAATGAGGCTCAAGAAGCTCCTAGTGTTGCTGCATTAACATTATCGCTTTTAGCTACACCTATCGATGCTGTTGTGTCTACAATATCTGGTGAGGAGATGGACTTTAAGAAAAAACTGAAGCAAGATTGGGGTTCAGATGAATATAAAAAGCATACCCAAAAGGAGATTGATGCGGCTGCTATAGCTAATTTAATGAGGGATGTTAAGGAAGGTTATAGTAATGACGGAAGTGTAGAGGACATAACCGATAAATTTAAGTGGTTACCCGAAGAAGATTGGTATAAGCTACTAGATGGTTTAACGACACCACAAATTCAGGAGTTATCTGGTATGAGAACAAATGGTGATGACGTAGGTATGGAAAACACTTTATGGAACTCACAGAAAAAAGAAGCTCACGTAGATGCTATCAAACTTAAGCTTCTTAAGCAAAAATCAAGGCACCTTGACAGGAATGATAGAAAAAATCAAGACGAGCTAGTACTGGTTAATAAGAGAAAGAAAGATATAGTAAAAGAACAAGAAGCGCTAGATGGTAGAGTTACCGCTTTCAATGGCAAGATGAACCCAGTTATACAGAAGTTAGAAGAAATAGAGGGAGAGAAACTATTAAAAGAAGATTCGCTAGTAGCTTTGCAGGAAGAACTACAGGGTTTACCAGAACCAACAACACAAGAAGAAGTTGATATATATAACGGTAAAATAAAGGATTACGAGAAAGAGCTTGCTACTTATAACAACTTCGTTAAATCATCTGGAGCAACATTCAAGAAATACGAAGAGCTACAGAAAGAAGGAGAGATACTACAAGCTGACGGTGATAAGTTTAACTTAACTAGCGAGGAGTTTAATAATAACCTAAAAAGGTTTGAGTCAGAGTACGAGACCGCTGCTACCGAGCGCCAAGAGATAATGGGTGAGTATGGTTTTACGGTGATGGATGGAATGATGAAGAAAACCAGTAGTGACTACGGTAGTATAAAAGAATACGAAGAGTGGAGAAAGAAAAATAAGATAACAAAAGGCTTTTTAGACATAGATACATACTCAACACTCGCTCAAGGCTTAGTAAATACTGGCGCTAAATACTATACTGGAACAAGCCTATGGGGTTTAAACCTTTTAGATGGCGTAACAGGTGGTGCTATAAGTGGTGGTGATGAAAGATATAGCCGTTTAGATGGTTTAAATGCTATGTATGAGAAATATACCAACTATGATCACTTTGGTAAAGCACAGGCTGGTGACTATGAAGAAGGTGAACAAGGTTTCTTTTCAAAAGGATCACAAGCTATAGCCGAGGGTCTACCTTTTATGCTAGCAATAGCCGCATCTTCTGGTAAAGAAGCTTTTAAACCAGGTATGTTTACTAAGACTATTGGTAAGAAACTTTTAGATGTAGATTTTGCTAACAAAATTAGAGCTGCTCAAACTGGTTTCCGCTTAACGGCTATGGATAATACTTTGGAGGGTAAAGCTTTAGGGTTAAACCCACTACAAGCATCTCTTTATGGTGGTACTATAGGTACTATAACAGGTATGGTTCAAATGATAATGCCAGATGCAGAGTTTTTCAAAGCTGGTGTTATTGATAAAGTTATGAAAGAAGGTTTTGCTGGTACGCTAAAACAGTTTACTACAAGAGAGGGTATAATGTTTGCTGGTAAGAGATGGGGTGAAAACGTTGTTAAGGAAGTTATTGAAGAGGAGGCTGAGATGGTGCTTGGGGATGTCGCTAAGGCAACTTTTGGACTTGCTCATACTATGGAGTCAACAGATATTAATAATCACTTTAAACTGATACATGACACCGTGTGGTTGTCTGGTGGTATGGGAGCTGTTGGTGCGAAGGCAGATTTTAAAGGAGTTCAGAATAATGTTATAAATCAGTTAAAAGGAGATACTGGTGAGTACATGAAGACCATAAATATGATGGGTTCTGAGTTAAATGTAAAACTAGAAAAAGCTAAGCTAGACGGTGACACGGATGCTGTAGCAGCTTACGAGGGAGAGATAGCTAATATCATCAAGACTAAAAACTATGTAAACAACGTTAAGTTAGCTTTAAACATAGCTCCAGAAAACGTTACAAACGAACAACTAGCTGACCTTGCTGAAAAGATGAGGTTAACGGAGTTAAAGAAAAAACAAGATCCAAGCTTTCACGGTGAAATTGACTTGCAAATAGAAAAAATTGATGCTAAGATATCTGAGTCTGTAGTTGAGCAAAAGCAAGGTGAGGTTTATGATAAGACAGTTGCTAATGTTACTAAGATGATTAATGGTACTAAAAATGTTGATGGCAAAACTAGAACTGTTGCTGAGCTTAAAGACGATCCAAAAAAAGGTACCGCAAAGGAACAGTTGCTCAAGATCTTGAACGAAAAAGAAACAAAGAAAGATAAAGACGGGAATGATATTGATGGAGATTTTCTTTATTCCAAAGAAGATAGAGATGGCGTTTCTAAGGGAGATTTCCTAGGAACATATATTACGGATAAAAATGGTAACAAAACTCTTGTAATAAATAAAGAAGCTTCTAAAGGTACTGGTGACGGTGTTAATGTAGCTGCGCATGAGTTTTTGCATGATATGATGCAGACAACATTTGCACAAAAAGATGCTAACGGAGACGTCGTCAGAGATCAAGATGGCAATATAAAAATTGATAAAAAGAAAGCTATCGCCATAGGCGGTCAGCTAGCTGATTGGGTTGTGAATAGCGGCGTAGGTGTTTCTCCTACTTTGACAAATAGAATGTCGCAATATAATGATCAAGGTAACGAGGTTCAATTCCAAGAGATAATGACAATCTTGTCTGATTCGATGGTGTCTGGGGATATGAAATTTGAAGAAGGACCATTTACTAAGCTAGGGGATATTATGAGAAGAGGTCTTCAGAAAGCTGGCGTTCCGGTTAAGTTTAACACCGGTAAAGATGTTTTTAATTTTATAAAAGATTACAACAAGTCTGTGGAAAATGGCAACTTATCACAAGCACAAAAAGACGTTTACAACAAGGGAGCTATTATAGGTAAGGATATGCAAAAGGAGATCGATAGCAGTGCTGTTTATGACTTAGCAATGGAGAAAGACCCACAAACTAAAAGAGACATGCTGGCATCTATGGAAGTAGACCCATTCTCAACAGACGGTAAAGCTCTTTTAAAATCAAAACCAAGTAATGTTGAGGGTTTGCTTAACAAGTATGATGGTAACAAAAGAAAAATGATCTCTGAAACGCTAATGAGGACTAAAGACGGTAGAAGCGTGATGGAGCTAAAGAATAATAGAGGCGAATATGCTGAGGATAACTTTTTCAAATCAGAGTTTGGTCAAGAAATTGCGCCTATAACAGAGACTATAACTAAAAGATTGTTTGACCCAATACCTGATAACTTAAGAGCTGGTAACACTAGAGCTAAGTTTTTAAACGAGCTAACAGTTATAGCATCTACATTGGTAGAAAGAGAGTTTGATCCAACAAAACAAAATATTGATAAATTTATTAGCAATAGATTAAATTTAAGAGCTAACAAGTTAGCGTCTGACCTAGGTATTGAATCAACGGTAGAAGAAGGAGGTTTAGGTGCTACAGTTGGTTTAGACAAAGCCGCTGAACTAACAGCAGAAGAGTCTGGGCCAATAACAGAAAGCACTCCTGGTTTTGTTCTATTAAAAAGAATTGCTTCCCCAGAAACTATATTAAAAATACAAAAGAAAATAAGATCTAAAATAAAAGGCACTACGATAGAAGTAGAACCTGGAGTTTTTGTTGACATAGCTAAGTTAAACTACAAGACACTTAAAAACCTAGTGGCCTCAGAGGTTGCTGGGATATTTGGTATAAAGTCTGTTGAAAATTACTTATCACCTACTAAGACACTTAAGAATGACGATGTCATTAGAGCTAGGATGTTTATAGCTAAACAAGCATCGGCTTTAAAAGCTTCTCTGCCTCTAGGTATTACAGCATCAGGAACAGCAACAGGTACTAAACAAGTTATAATAAAAAACTTTTATACTAAATCTGAAACTAGAGCTAAGTATGACCCTAAAGAAGGTGGGGCTGGTATATTTCCTCAGATAAAAAATACAATGTCTGATGATCAATTTACAGCGCCATTTGGAGTTATAAAGGGCGAGCTAACTAATGTTAAAGGACAAAACCCAGCTACTCTAATATCTGGGTTGATGGACGAGGTTGGTAAAACGATAACTAATCAAACTGTTAGGCAAGAGTTAGATGCAAATAATAACGGTAGCGACAAAGAAGTTGCTGCTAGAATTAGATTACTAGGTGACGGTAAGTCCGATGCCATGTATTCTTTAGCGGGTGACATAAATAAAATAGGTAAATCTAATCAAATTCAATTCTTTGATAAAGTAAATACTTTAAGCGGTAACAATCTAACAGTTAAAGATGGTAATGTTACAAACGCTTTAAGAGTTAAGTTTGCTGAAGAGATTGAGAACGGTGTTTATGATGTAAAAGGGCAAACAACCGCTCAGTTCATAAATAAAATAGGTAAAAGGTTACAAGTGATACACGATATGTACACTAGAGATGGATCTGTTTCTACTAATTTTGTTTTTGATGGCAAGAGTGTGGCTGATATGGTGATAGAGCAATTCAAAGATGACGCGAGCGAAGACACTGTTAGGTATAAAAGTATAGTTGGGGATATTGACGGCTTGACAACTCCTGAGGGAGAACAAAGCGCTCGTCTAGCAGCTAAGGATGTTGCAGCTAGGCTAAGGGAGAAAGGTTGGTCAGAATCTGATATTAAGAAGTTCTTCAGAGACGGTTTGTCTGCCAACACACAGACTGGAACCGGTGTAAGAGTTTATTTAGATGGAAGCGTTAGCACTTACAAGCTTGCTCCGATATTAGATAAAAAAGGAAAAAAGAAGAGCTTTAGAAATAGGTTTTCTTTTGGAAGCACTTCAGATATGGATGCTCTACTTGGTACTGCTGATGTTGATGTTGAGAACAATTATGACTCAGGAGATCTAAGAGCCTACGAACGCCCTAAAACGGGAGAAGGCATACCTAGTGAGAAGAACATGAAAAATATAGTTGCAGAGCAACAAGAAGCTAATCAGAAGCTTAAAGAACTAACCGAAGTGTTGACAGAGCTTTATCAAGATAATAAAAAAATATCGGCAAGTGATGTTGTCGCTATACTACAAGCTCACAATGCAAACCCAAGGGGCTTAACTAGAATGGCAGCTGTTCTAGACTTTATACCCACTGGAGCGTATGCCGACTACAAGGGAGAATTTAGGTTAGAGCACATGACACCAGCTTTACAAATAAATCTTAGTGCTTTAAATCAAATAATAAATCCTTCAGCTGAGAATAATGCTAACTTCAATGATATGATGGATGGTTATAAAGTTGCTTACCTTCCTATGAAGTATGATAACATGGTTAACAAGCATTACAAAAGCGATACACCCGTGTACGCTAATGCTAAGACGCCTAGTATTGTTAGATATTACAACTTAGAAATGCCAGGTTTTGATCTTGAGATGAAGCAACTTTCCACTGGACAAACCGTTGGAGCAAGCTTTGTTTTTGACCAAGCTCAACAAAAGCTAATGAGAAAGAACAACACTAAAGCGGTTGGTGGAAGTAAGTTGTACTTTTCAAAAGCGTCTGATTCAGACTTTGAAATGAACAGAAAAAACCGTATAGTAGATAAAGCAGTAAAAGAGTCTAGACTTGCTAGAGAACCTAGAGGAATAACTGTTTTAGATTTCGACGATACACTAGCTACTACAAAGTCAATGATAAGGTACACTAAGCCAGATGGTACAAAGGGCAAACTAAATGCAGAGCAATATGCTTCTCAGTTTGAAAACCTGACGGAGCTAGGCTATGAGTGGGATTTCTCAGAGTTTAATGAAGTTGTCAAGGGTCAATTAGCTCCTTTGTTTAACAAAGCCATGAAGTTACAAGGTAAGTTTGGTCCTGAAAATATGTTTGTACTAACAGCTAGACCAGCAGCTGCAGCAGCGGCTATAAACTCATTTTTAAACCAACATGGGTTAAACATACCTATGGAAAACATCACTGGTCTTGGTAATTCAACAGCTGAAGCAAAAGCTCTTTGGATTGCTGAGAAGGTTGGAGACGGGTATAATGACTTCTACTTTGCTGATGATGCTTTACAGAATGTACAAGCCGTGCAGAACATGCTAGATCAATTCGATGTTAAGTCTAAGGTGCAGTTAGCTAGAAAAACTTTATACAGCAAAGCTTCAGATACTTTCAACGAAATACTAGAAGATAGTCAAGGTATAAATAGAAATGCTACTTTCTCAGATGCTAAAGCACAGAAGAGAGGAGCTAATGTTGGTAACTGGGGTATATTCATACCTGCTTCCGCTGAGGATTTCAAAGGTTTAATATATAAATTCTTAGGCAAAGGAAAGAAAGGTGAACAACAGCTACAGTGGTTTAAAGATACTCTTATGAATCCTTTTGCTAGGGCAACTCAAGAAATGGATAAGCTTAAGAGTAGGTTGTCTAATGATTACAACGCACTTAATAAGAGATTTCCTAATACGAAGAAAATGCTGGACAAAACCGTTCCTACTGGAGACTTCACTTATGATACAGCTATAAGAGTTTACAATTGGGTGAAAGCAGGTAGAGAGGTTGATGGGTTATCAAAGAAAGATTCAGCTGACTTAATAAAAGCAGTTGAACAAAACCCTGAGATGATTGCTTATGCTGCTGCTTTGGAGCAAGTAACAAATGGATACCCAGAACCTGGAGACTATTGGATGACAGAAACTATAGCATCGGACTTAAACAACATGACTGAAGGTCCGGGTAGAAAAGCTTTGCTGCAAGAGTTTACACAAAACAGAGAAGCTATATTTGGTACATGGCAGAATGGAAAGTTAGTTGGTCCTAACATGAATAAGATAGAAGCTGTATATGGTGCTAAGTTTAGAAATGCACTAGAAGATATGCTTTGGCGTATGGAGAATGGTACCAATAGAAACTTTGGTGACAATGCTCTTACTAATAGGTTTGCTAACTGGGTAAACAATTCTGTTGGAGCTATAATGTTTTTCAATGCTAGATCTGCTGTTCTTCAAACACTTTCTACAGCCAACTTTATAAACTGGGACTTTAACAATCCACTTAGAGCCGCTCAAGCGTTTGCTAATCAACCACAGTTCTGGAAAGATTTTAGTATGATATTTAACTCTGACATGCTTAAGCAAAGAAGAGATGGTTTAAGATCATCTGTTAGTCATGCTGAGCTAGCAGAAGCAGCTTCAAACTCTAAAAACCCAGCAAAAGCAGTTTTTCAAAAACTATTAAAACTAGGTTTCTTACCTACGCAGATAGCAGATAGCTTTGCTATAGCCTCTGGTGGTGCAACTTTTTACAGAAACAGAGTTAATGATTTAATGAAGAAAGGTATGTCTGAGGTTGAGGCTAAGTCAAAAGCCTTTACGGAATTCCAGCAAAAAGCAGAGGAAACTCAGCAGTCTTCTAGACCTGATATGATATCTCAACAACAAGCATCTCCATTGGGTAGATTAGTTCTAGCGTTTCAAAATACACCTATGCAATACACTAGGTTAATGAAGAAAGCTATAATGGATATAGCTAATGGTAGGGGTGATATGAAGCATAACATTAGTAAAATTATTTACTACGGTGCTGTTCAGAATATGATATTTTCATCTTTACAAAAAGCCATGTTTGCATTTGCATTTGATGATGACGACGAAGACGATAAGAAGAAACAAAGAAAGAAAGAAATATCTATGGCTAACGGTATGTTAGATTCTCTACTAAGAGGTATGGGGGTTGGAGGAGCTGTAGTGTCAACTCTTAAGAACATGATACTTAAGTTTGCTGAAGAAAATCAGAAAGGTTGGAACGCTGATTATGATAAGGTTATACTTGAATTCCTTAACTTATCACCACCTATTGGATCTAAAGCTAGAAAGCTAAAGTCTGGTTTTTCTACTTTACAATTTAACAGGGAAGTTATAGATTACATGCCTAAAAATACCTTAGATAATCCTATGTGGGAAGTTATAGGTAACATTGTTTCTGCTACTACAAATATTCCTTTAGATAGAGTTATTAATAAAACAAACAACGTTAGAGAGGCTTTAAATTCAGACAATGCTGCTTGGCAGAGAATAGCCTTAGCGTTAGGTTGGAACAGATGGGATGTTGATGTTGAAAATGACGCTAGAAATGAAGCTAAAGAAAGTGTTGAGGCTATAAAAGTTAAGGCAAGAAAACAGAAAGAAAAGGATAAGAAAGAGGCAGCTAAGAAGAAAGAAGCTGCTGAAAAGAAAGCTAAAGGTATAAGAGAAGTTCAGTGCTCTGGTATAAAGCAGAAAGGTAAAGGATCGAGATGTAAAAACAAAACTGAAAATAAGTCTGGTAAATGCTATGCTCACCAGTAAAATACTTAATTTACAAGTGATTTTAAAGATATGAAGAAATTATTAATACTACTGGTTTTTGTTACGAATATAGCTCAAGCTCAGGATTTTAAGAAATACTTTAAGTTTGCAACCTTTTATGGAGCTGCAAGTGGAGGTACTTCTATATCTGATGTCGAGACATTCTCAGTTACTAACGGACTACAAACATCTACCGTAAAAACACCTTTTGATTACAATATAGCCTTTGGCGTACGTAAGATAGCTAGGTTTGGATACGAGAATAGAGCAAATACATTTTATGATGGTACGGAAGATTCTTGGTCGGACGGAGCTAGTGTTGGAAAAGCTAAAGGACTCGAATTTCTATTTGAGATCGATTACACTAGGCAGCAAGGTAACGAATATATCGATCAGCATCACTTCATTAGATATGTACAAGATCTATACATCGTTAAAGGAGAATACCTAGAAGATGGTTTTGCTGATATAAAATACTTGGAGGTTTCAGAGAGATACAGATACAAAGTAAATAACAAGTTATCTTTTAATGCTGGATTTGCTCAGAGACTATCAGAGCCTTATGGTTATGATCCTTTAGATAAATGGAAGCTAGACAATGGAGATATACATTACACTTACCTAGCGTTACAAGAAGGATATAACGTTGATGTTTGGCATCAATTATATTACGATCCTAATGGAAACATAGTAGCTAACAGCGCTGAGGTTTGGGATTTAATCGTTATACCAGAAGTTTTATCTGACTACTCTGAAAGAAAAAGAGGTGAGCTAGATTTAGCTATACAACACTCTATTGTAGTAGGGTTTGACTACTACCATTACACTAAAACTTTTTGGACTCACGCTTGGGGTAACTTAATGCCTTATCACTATGATGACGGCAGTGAGTATTCTTATCATAAATATGAAGGCAATCAGTGGTTGGATTATTCTGGTGGTTTGATATTTGGAACTAAGATCAATAAAAGATTAGGTTTGTTTACCGAAGGTAAATATAGTAAATACTGGAACAGACAATGGTACGATTTTAAATTAGGAGTTAATTACATAATAAGATAATGGGGAAAGAATTGAATGAGAATACTGGTTTCAATGTAAGTATTAAAACGTTAATGGCTATAGGATTTGGTATGGCAACTATTATAGGTATGTGGTTTGCTCTACAAGCTGATATAGCCGAAGCAAAGACGTTACCAGCTCCAATACCTCCTAGTGTTAGCAGGATGGAATTTGATATGAAAGACAAGAATATTAGGCTATCTATAGAGAACACAGAGAAAGCTGTTGAAGAATTGAAAATTAACTTAAGACGGATGGAGGATAAGATCGATAAATTAAGATAAATTAAATGAAAAAATTAGATATTTCCTGGAAGATATTAGGTATATACTTATTAGTGTTGTTATTTGTATGTGTATTCAGTGCCAAAGCGAATGCTCAGATTGTTGTTACTCACTTTAATGCCGCTTGGAATGATCCTAATAAAGTAGACTACATTGGAAAGTTAACTGACTGTGATATTGTTTATGTAGACATAGCAGTAGCACCTAAGTTACAAGCTAAGCACGAGATAGTTGTTGTACCAACAGTTGTTATATTTAAAGATGGAGAAGAAGTGAAGAGGTTTCAAGCTGATATATCATTTAGCATGAAAGCCACAAGGAAAGACATGCAGGCAATTATAGATGAGTTATTAATGAGCGATTTTTAAAATGACATATACTAATAGGAATGTAGGGCCACTTAAAATAACAAACGCAAGCTACGAAAAACAAAACGCCAAAATGCGTAAGGAGCATAAAAGTGAAACGGGTAAAACTTTAGGTAATAGACTTACTTCAGGAGTAGATCCTAGAAGAGTAAGCTTTGCTTGTAGGTTTGCTGGTATGAAAGGTCCAATGAAAGATTCAAAAGGTAGAGATACTAAAAAAGCTATAGCTTTAAAGAAGTGGGGGTTTGGCAGCGTTGGAGCTGCTTCTGCTTTCTGCGCAAAACATAAAAAATCATAATGAAAAAACTATTATTTATATTTTTATTACCACTAAGCTTATTAGCTCAAGACTCATGGGTTAGATTTCAAGTTCAATTTGATTTCTATGCACCTTCTGAGTCTAATTTTTTTATGATTTCAGACGCTTATGGGGATACTTCTATATTCTTTCAGCCGACAATACAGTATGAGTACCTAGACACAATACTACCTGTATTTAGTGGAAGCTACACATTAACAATTATGGATAGCTTTGGTGATGGATGGGTTTCAACTAATCCAGCTTCATTTAAAATGGGTAATGACTGTCAAGGAGACATAATAAATTGGGACCCAGTTTTAGGTTCTTTCTTCCAGAGAGATACTACTATAACTATATTGCCTTGTCCACCACCACCTCCACCTGGTCCACCAAGCCAGTGTGTACCGACAACTGTAATAATAAATTTAGATCAATACCCAAGTGAAACATCATGGGATATAAAAGATTCAACAGGTGCAACCGTTTTAAGCGGTGGACCTTACGGAAACGTACCTAACTACCAACCACAAATAATAAACAATTGCTTACTCGAGGGTGATTTGACATTTACTATATATGATATGTATGGAGATGGTTTGAGTGGTAGTTTATGGGGAGGACAAGATGGGTCGTACTACGTGGTGCAATGTGGAGATACCTTAGTTTACGGAGACGTAGCTAACTTTGGGTTAGATTCCACTCACGCATTCACATCTGATACTTGTATTCCACCTCCTCTAGTATATGGCTGTATGGATTACGACTACTTAGAGTTTGATCCATCCGCTACAGCAAGTGATAGCACTTATTGTGCTACCTTAAAGATATTCGGTTGTACTGATACAACCATGTTTAATTATGATCCGCTAGCGAACAGCAGTGATTTTATAGATAGTTGCTTATACATGTTAGTGATGAACGATCTTATCGGTAACGGTTGGGTTGGTACAGATTTAATAATAAACGAACTAGATACATTTACTCTAGCATCAGGATTTACAGACACACAATACGTATGGTTACAATCACCAGCCGTTGTTGAGGTTACAGTGGAGTTCTTACCACAAACTGATGGAACAGCTACTGAGTGTGGTTGGTCTTTAACTGGTCCTGACGGATTTGTAATGTTTGACTTAACCTTCGGTTATGTTCAGCCATCTGGTATCTTAGTTGGCACGACTAACTGTGGTAACTCATGTGATCCAATAGTTATTGGTTGCATGGATTCATTAGCTGTTAACTATATTGCTTCAGCAAATACAAATGCAACTTGTTACTACTACCCAGGTTGCTCGTTCCCAGCATACTTAGAATACCACGTAGATACTACGTTTGGTTACTATACGGATTTACACATTCAGGATAGTTGTATTAATACAGCTATTTTTGGATGTACAGACTTAACAGCGTTTAATTACGATGCTACAGCTAATGTTGATAACGGTGGATGTTTACCGGTTGTCTTAGGTTGTATGCAACCACTAGCTTTCAACTACAATCCAATAGCTAATACTACAGATACTTGTATAGCTATGGTCTTCGGATGTACTAACTCAACAGCTCTAAACTATGATTCACTTGCTAATGTAGACGATGGTAGTTGTTTAACTATAGTATTAGGTTGTACAGATCCACTAGCATTTAACTATCAACCACTAGCTAACGTGGACGATGGTAGTTGTGTTGCTGTAATCTACGGGTGCATGGATGCTACGGCCTTCAACTTTAACCCATTGGCAAATAGTGACAACGGAAGTTGTATAGCTTTTGTTTATGGTTGTACAGATAGTACAGCATTTAATTATAACCCACTTGCAAATGCCGATAACTCTTCTTGTGTTGCTTTTATATATGGTTGCACGGACCCTTCTGCTCTTAACTATTCCCCATCAGCAAATACGGAGGACTTTAGTTGTATTGCTTATGTTTATGGGTGTATGGATAGTTTGGCTCTTAACTTCGATTCACTTGCTAACACGGATAACGGTTCGTGTATCACTATCGTTATGGGTTGCATGGATATCACGGCGTATAACTATGACGGAAATGCTAATACTAACGATTCTTTATCTTGTCGTTACAGCGCAGGTTGTGCTACTGGCGATAGTATTCCTTACTGGTTAAATGATCCTTGCTATGCTTGGGTTATAGACGTAGATAGTTATTGTTGTGAGAATGAGTGGGATGATATATGTCAAGCTACTTACGATTACTGTGGAGGTACTTGGATTGGTCCTTTACCTAAGAGAGTATCAGAAAGAAAATTAATAAGCATAACAGATGTGTTAGGAAGACCAGCAATGAAGAATCAAAAAGGAGTTTTGATTTATATATATAATGACGGTACAACAGAAAAGTATTTAAGACATGATAAGTAAACATATAAGCGACAAAGAAGGAATATTTAGTATAACAGCAACAAGAAGAGGTTTAGAGAATAAGCCAAGTCAATTTGAGTTAGCTAACATGAAGGAAGTTGCAGAGCAGATATTTGAACCGCTAAGAGCTTGGGTTGGTGGACCAATAAGAATTAATAGTTTTTATAGGGGAAAAGCTTTGAACAAAGCTATTGGAGGATCAACTACATCTCAACACTGTAAAGGTCAAGCAATGGATATAGATGATGGAGGTTGTAAGAAGACTAATGCTGAGATGTATGAGTGGATTAAAGAAAACTTAAACTTTGATCAAATGATCTGGGAGTTCGGTGATGACAATAATCCTAACTGGGTACATATTAGTTACGTGAACGAAATTGACAATAGGAATCGATGCTTAAAAGCATACAAAGAGGGAGGTAAAACTAAATACATGGTTATATAACTATATTCAAATGAATATAATTTGACTAAAATCATTGAGACTATATTCAATTAGATATAAAAAAAAGGGATAACCGTAATTGGCTATCCCTTTTTTCATTTAACAAAACAAAACAAATTTTAGAATGATGAGTTCTTTTGATCCTGTACTTCAACTCTAATACCTTGAGCTAAGGACTTTATTTCCTGCATCACTTTTCTTACTCTAGTTCCCGCTGAGGAGTTACCTTCAGCAAATTTAGTTACATCTGATTGGCAATCGTTAATTACATTTTGTAATTCATCGAAAGCATTGACTACTTTATTCATAATATTTAATTTAATTAAAGGCTTGTTACTTCGCAAGATCCACCGGCACAAGCCAATTCGCCTGATAGATCTGTTTCGTCTGATTCTTCACTTATAAGAGTTAAATCTATATCTTGTAAGTGTTTGATTAATTCATCAAACTTCTTTTTAGTTATATCTTCAAAAGGAGCTTGAGTATATGATCCACCATCATAAGGTAATACTGATAGACCGTTATAAGATGTTCTATTATCCCACATCCATTTACCAGCCTTATCCCATTCATCTGGTTTCAGACTTATTGTTGCAGATACATTGTGAGTGTTCGATCCAGTCTCATGACCAGTCGCAACCCAATCAGTAGCTACGTGCTTAACACGTTTCAACAAATCAAATGCAGATTCAGTTCTTAATATAGAACCTTTTGGTGATGATTGTGGTATCTCGATCACAGCAGTATCGTGTGGTCTGAAATATTCGTCTTTAACAAGTTCAGGGTGGTTTTTAACTAGGTATTTGTATATAGCTTCGTTTTTCCCAACACGCAATCTACGGATGTAATAATCGTTATGCCATGCATGAATACCTGATGATGTTCCAAGCACGAGAGATGTCGTCCCTGCAGGTTTTACGCACGTCGTACGCGCGGCTTTGTTTATACCTATTAACTTTGAAACCCTCGCATTCTCTTGTTTTACGATATTTGCACCTTCCTTCATATCCATTTGGAGCACAACGGCACTCCCGATTCCTGTCATGGACACACCGATAAGAGCGTCGCGTTCTGTTGTTTCTTGCCATATTTCTCTTAAGTAATGAAATTCAGTATATCCAGCTTGTAGTGTTCCTATGAATGCTGCTGCTTTAACTCTAGCATTAAAATCCTTTTGATCAACTATGTTAGATACATTAACCTCACATAGGTTACAGAATTGAAATGGTCTCAGTGCTATTTCACAACAAGGATTAGTTCCCCAGTCTTTGTCATTGTTTAAGTATATGCCAGGTTCACCAGAACCAGATAGCTCAATACGTTTCCATAGACTCATAAAGAACTCTTTAGTAATCTTGTGTCTTATAAGTACAGCTGAATTATTGGCTCTTCCACGTTGTGGATTCTTTTCCCACCAATCACCTGACTTACATGATATCATCTCTTCATCATAAGCTGAAAATAAAGATATGAGAGCAGCACGGCGGATACCACCGGCAAGAACGGCATCAGCAATATGGCACACAATATCATGTACTTCGAGTGTTTCAAGTTTGGATCCGTCTTGTTTGGCATCTAGTATTCCTTTAATTTTTAATAAACATTCTTTTAGAGGTTGTGGTCCCGGTGCTTTTCCTCCAGAGGTCACAAGTCTTGCTCCCTTTGGTCTAATATCAGAATAATCAAACTTTATCTTAGATGATCTCTTAAGACCTAAATAAGACTTGATTAAGACTTTTATTGCATCTGACCAACCTTCAATGCTATCACCAATAACAAACCTTCTAGTTCTCATGTCGAAAGGCTTTGTGATGTGTGGTAGTTTTTCTATATGATGCTTTTGAACGCTGTAACCAACACCGCAACCAGATAACAAAAGGAACATACACTCACTAAAGCTATCAACGTGATCGATAGGTAAGTAGCTACAATTGTATAATCTATTCGGCGAGATCTCAATCGGTTTACCGCTGAACTGAAGACTTCGCATACTTGGTAAAACTTTTTTCTTATAGACATATCTGTAGTTTTCTTCTATTTCATTATATAAATCAGGATACCTCTTTTGGTGCATCTCTTTGTTTCGAGTAACTAGTTCTTCCCAAGTCTCTCTTCTGTTTAACTCCGGAACATATTTTGCATACTTCATGTGTACTGTTATGTCCGATAGTATTTTATTGTTTGTATCTATCATTTCTTCCATATTGTTAAGCAAACGTCTACAAACGGGATGTATAAGACATGGTTTGTTTTAAACTGCTCTTCATAAGTTCTAAAACCTAATAGAAGACCAGAATAAACACCAACACTTATTTCCCAATCATCGTTTTTCATTTGTTGTTTTGTTGTTTTATTATTAATTCAATTACTTTGTCGCAGTCTTTCTGATTCTGTGGTTTATATAAAGTTACATGCGGAATACGCTCTTTTACATGTTTCTTGAACATTTTCCAACGAATTGGGAAACTTTCATTAGCTCTTCCCTTGCACTCTATGATAAACGAATCAGCTACGAAATCGGGTGTGTACTTAATGTTCAGTATTTTCTTTCTACCTCTATTAACCATATCACCTTTACCGTTGCCTTGCCTCTCGTATGAATCAGTATCAAACATAAAACCTTCTTGAAGCTCGTATGTTTTACCTTCATAATCAGCCTTGATTTTAGCTTTTTGTAATGCTATATACATATACTTTTCAAGACCAGAGGCGAAGTTAATCCCGTCAAAGCTAACCTTCTTAGCTCTGACAGGACCTCTATTTCGACTAATCCTCTTCTTCATCATCACCATGATCCATTAGCACATCGTGAGCAAAAGCTCTTGTTTTAGCATCTCGTTCAGCAAGCTCTTCGCGTGCGGCTTGTATGTAGAGTATCGCATCCATTAGCTCTTCTTGTATATCATTAAGATATCCAGCTAAGTCTTTATGTTTACCTCTACGTTCGGTATCTAGTGTTCTACCGTATTTAGCATAACCAACATCAGAACGTGAAACAAACTTGTCTACAACATTCTCAACTACTGGATCTCTAAACTTTATAACCTTTGTAGTTACACCGTCTCTTGCGTCCATAATCTCTCTGCTACTCATATTAATCTTTTTTATAAGTTCCATTAACCATTTTACCCTTTCTATCTTTGATCTCGTCGTAAGCAGCTGCGATACACGTTTCAATATCTACACCCATTAGCTCAGATAGATTAACCAGTACAACTACACAGTCACCAATACCGTCAACTGTCTCTTCAAAGTCATTCTTAAGTATAGCTCTACAGGTTTCGCCAACCTCTTCAACTAATTTTAAAGCCTGAGTTTTAGGATCACCATTTTCATATAGACCTCTTTCATCAGCCCAGTCTCTAATTAAATCAAACTGAGATTTTTGCTTAGGTCTTCTAGAGAACTGAGGCTCTTCGCTGTAAGATCTCTCTTGAACACCTGTTGGGGATAAACCTCCAGTCAAAGTAACTACTCTGTCTCTTTCGTTTGCTCCTTCGTGGTTGTCATAGAACCTAGCGAATGCCTTGTTATATACATACGATCTTTGATCGTTAAACATAGAGGTCTTTAAATTAGCCATTATCCAATTGATAGATGATTCATTTATAAAGAACACGCCGTGCTCTGTTTCCCATGTTAAACCTTTGTTATCCATAAGTCTTCCTTTCAGCTTGTTAACCGGGCAAGGAAATGTTGTTGTTTGTTCTGTTACGTTTACTTTCATATTTAATTTATTTTTATTGCAATTTAATTTATCATAAGGAACTATGTCCACTGGATATCCGTATAGACGTTGGTAGTACAGTT